CGAGAGGAGGATCGTGGTGTGGTCCGGCTGCGGGAACGCATCGGGCCAGCGCACGCGCAGGCCGGTCTCGGCTTCGAGCATCGCGAGCGTCCAGGCGCAGTCGCCGAGCTCTTCGAGCGCCGCCTGCTCGGAGAACCCCTGCTTCCATGCGCTCGCGTCGAGGAACTCCGTCGACTCTTCGCAGAGCGTGAGGGCGAGGAGCGCGAGCCGCTCCTTCGGCGTGAGGCCCTGCGCGTCCAGTCGCGCGCGGCGTACCGCCTGCTCACGGAAGGCCGTCCAGCCCTGGGGCTCATTCATCATCGGTCGTCTCCTCGGGTTGCGGGAGGGCGTCGCGCCGCTTCTTGATCGCGTCGTAGGCGGCGATGCCTTCGGGGGTCGCGGAGTAGGAGTAGTCGAACCGTTCGGGCCGGATGAACCCGCGACGCTCCAGTGCCTTCAAGATCGCCGCGTCGCGCGCACCCGAAGGACGGAACCCTGGGTAGGGGATCGCGCGACCGTAGATGCGCGTGACGGGCTCGTTCCCCGGGATGAAGAATCTCTCCACCGCCCCATCCTTGCCGATGTTGGTGTTTTCTCGGATGAGCCCCAGCATGAGCTCCGCGCGATCACTCAGCGCACCGCGCGGTGCACCCGCAGCGGTAGCAGGTGTCTCGGGCGATGTGGTGACTTGCCCGAGGATCGGCTTTCCCGCCGCGAGCCATGCGTTGAGCAAGGTCTCGTCGGGCTCGTGCTCTTCCTCGGGGATGATGAAGACCGTCGAGTGGTCGGCCGCGAGGAGCACCACGAAGCCGCCAATTTCGTACGACACGGCGTCGTCGCCCTCGCGATAGAGACGCACCCCTTTGGGGCCGTCTTCGTCCACAATGAGCCAGGTCTCGCGCACGTTGGAGGCGAGTCCCCAACGCTTGCCCCGAAGGCTCGTGGTGAACCGATGGATCACGCGCCTTTCTCCACCACATGCCCGAACGCGAAGACCGAGCGGAAGTCGACCGCGTGCCCTTCGAGCACATCGCGTGCGCGCAGCGGACGCTCGCCGTAGAGGTGGTGCTCTCCCGCGACCGTGAGGAACTGCGGGCCGTCGCCGGGCTCCTGCATGTCCGTGGTCGCGTACGTCTCCCGCACGCCGTGGTCGTTGTAGATCGTGAGCAGCACGCGCTCGTCGCCCGGCCGCATCATGGCTCGCTCCGTCGCACGTACAGCGCGGCGCTGTTCTGCCAGACGCACATCGTGGCGTCGCAGCCCTTCGTCGCGAGCGTCGCCGCGTAGCGCGCGAGCATCACCAACTCCCCTTCGGTGGGGAGCCCGGTCGGCCGATCGGCGACCGTGGCGAACACCACGTGCACGTCGCCGTTCGCGGCGTGACTCGTGAGGTAGCCATCTTGATCCATGTGGGGGTTCCACGCGGCATATCCCGCAGCGCGGAGCCAACGCGAGACCACGCCCGCCACGATCGGTTTCCGTTTGTGCTTCACGCGCCCCTCCCGGTGATGATCTCGAAGAGCTGCTTGCCGAGGGCCATGCCCGCGAGGGTCACGTCCTCGCTCGCTCCGGCCGCTTCGAGCGCGCCCTGCGCGTCGAGCCCGTCGACGGCCATCGACACGGCGACCTTCTGAAGCAGAAGGCGGTGGAGCGCCTCCTGCGTCGTGCCCTGGTAGTAGGGGAAGTAGACGCGCGTCTCCAACGTCTGCCCGAGCCGATGGATGCGCCCCTTCGACTGGCGGTAGACGATGGGGTTGCACATCGGGTTCTCGGTGTAGATCGCGGTCGCGAACCACACGAGGTTGTTCAGGCCCGTCTGCACCGCGACGGGGTTCACGACGAGCACGCGGCGGCGCTTCGCGATCACCTCGCGGTCGATCCAGTCCTGGCGCTTCGCCGCCGCCACCTTGTTCGCGTCGAGGAGCGCCACGGGCTCGCCGAGGGCCTCGGTGAGCACCCGCTGGAGGCGCGGCAGCACCTTGTCGTGCCACCCGAACACGAGCACGTTCCGCCCCTCGGCGAGCTCCGCGCGGATCGTGTCGAGGCACCACGTCTCCTTCGGGAGGCGCGTGGACGCGGGGAAGGGCGCGGCCTCGATGATCACGGCACCGCCGACGCTCTCCGGGTACGCCACGCGGTAGACGCCGTGCTCGGTGTTGCCCGTGTCGGCCGTCGCGCGGTCGAGGTGCGACGGGAGCTCGGCCATCTGCCCCCAGAGCTTGCCCGCGAGCGGCGAGAAGGCGTCCTGGCGAATCTGCTCGATGAGCTTCTTCGCGACGCGATTGTGCAGCGCGGCGAGCTCCGGCGTCGGCGTGACGGGCACGGGGATCTCGCGGCACGGCGGGAGCCCGTCGCCGAGGTCTTCCATCTGGAGCGTGACGGCCACGGGGAGGAGGTGGCGGAGCACGAGGAGCGGCAGTACGCCCGGCGCGGGGCCGAGGGGCTTCTCCTTGCGCTCGACGCGATCGGTCACGGCGCCGAACGCGTGCACCTTCCCGTCGGTGCTCTCGTGCGACACGTAGCGTCGCTGGTAGCCGTAGCGCTGGAGGTAGGCCGGGCGGGCGCTCCGGTCGAACTCCTCGCGGAAGGCCGGGGACACGTCCCAGAGGAGCTGAAAGAGGCTCTCCGCGTAGCCGTTCATCACGGAGCCCGTGAGGTAGAGGCGCGGCGCTCCGAGGTACGCGAGGCGCGAGGTCGCCCGACCCTGCGCGCTGTCTTGCGACGCGAGCTCGTGCGCTTCGTCGAAGACGAAGAAGTCGAAGAGGCGCGGGTGGCGCGCGGCGATGTACGACGCGAGCGGGACGCGCCGGGGCTCGGGCACGGCCTGGTGCACGGCCTCGCCGCAGGGCTCGGTGTCGGTCCAGACGGCGAGCGGGGCGAGCGCGTGCAGGGCTTGCTGGAGGAGCGCACCCGACCCCACGGGCTCGCCGTGGAGGCGGAGGCGTCGGTCCTTGACGCGCACGCTCTCGGAGATCGCGTCGCCCGCGGTCTTGCCCTCGCCCTGCGCGCCGTCGAGCTGCGCGCGGAGCGACGCGACGCACTGGCGATAGGCGTAGTCCTTCGCCTCGTCCACGAAGGCGTCGAGGCCCGCGTCGTCCTGGCGGAGCGCGATCACCGCGAGGCGCTTCGCGAGGGCCCGCAGCGCGCCGCCCGTCGAGTGCGGACTCAGGTCCTTCGCGCCCGACTGCCAGAGCGCGCGGGCCGTGGTGAGCGTGAGCCCCGCGTCGCCGATCGCGCCGAGGATGCACGCGAGCGCCTTCGACCAGCCCTTGCGCGCGTCGTACCCGGTGCCCTCTTCGGCGAGCGTGTCGAGGATGAACGGCACCGCCCGCGCGGCGAGGAACCCGCGCGCCCGCGTGCGCGCCCGGTCGAGCGCCGCCGCGGTGTGGGCCACGCGCGCGGTCGCCGTGAGGCCCCGGAGCGCCTCGGCGCGGCGCCGCGTGACCTTCGCCACGGCGCGGCCCATCCCGACGCAGGCGTCCATGACGCACGGGTCGTCGGGGAGCGCGTCGGCGAGGAGGATCGCGAGCACGCGCACGACCTGGGCGGCGAGGTTGCGGGCGACCTCGCGGCGCGCGTCGCAGAACGCCCGCGTCTTGCCGCGGTCGGCCTCCTTCGTCTGAAGCGCGCCGCCGCACGACGGGCAGAGGTCGCCGGTCACGCCGACGAGCGCGTGCCCGAGCTTCGCGGCCTCGCGCGAGACGATCGCCACGAGGGGCGGGAGCGGGCGCCCCGCGCGCTTCGCCGCGGCCACGGACTCGGCGAGCCGGTCGACGTCCGTGACGTGGGTGAGCACCTCGACGCGCACGCCATCCACGACCGCGCGGGACTGGTCGCGCCAGCCGTCGAGGAGGTGCGGCGGGCAGACGACGAGCGTGCGCTTCGCCCCGATCGCGCGCGCCGTGGCGAGCGCCACGGTGCTCTTGCCGACGCCGATCTCGCCGAGCAGGATCGCGGCCTTGCCGCGCCGCTTCTGCGCCTCCGCGCGACGCACCCGGAGGTGGCGCGCGCCGCCGCCCGTCGCAGGGACGGCCGGTCCCCCGAGGAGCGTCACGCACGCCCGCGTGGCGTGCTCCTGCGCGCGGTAGAGGGTGCGGCGGAGCGCCGGGAGCGGGAAGTGCTGCGTGGGGTCCTCGGGGTCGTACGCGGGCGGGCAGTGCGCCCGCAGCGTGCCGACGATGCCCTCGCCGTAGCGGTCGAGGAGGTCGGCCGTGGTCATCGCGTCGAGCGTGCGGGCGCCCGTCACGTCCGTGCGCATCGCGAGCGTGTGGTAGGCCCCGGCGCGCAGGTCGAGCGCGGTCACGACGAGCTTCGGGCGCTGCTGCTCGACGTGCCCGACGACGTCGCCGTCCTTGTTCTTCTTCTCCTCGGTCTTCTTCCACTCGCGGTCGAACGTGCCCTTGACGAGGATCGGGGGGAGCCCCGTCGCGGGGTCGTTGGGCGTGAGGCGCGCGCCGTTGAACACGCCCCCGGCGATCCCGGCCGCGACGTGCGCGGGGCGCGGGGGCATCGCGACGGGGTAGACGCGCGCGAGGAGGTCCCCCGTGTGCGTCGGGAGGACGCCGGGGATGGGCACGCGCGCGCCGCCGCGGGTCGTCTCGTGCCACGGGGCGAAGGTCGCGAGCAGCGCGTCGAGGTCGATCGGCGCGGGCTCCCATGCGGTGAACTTCGCCTGCCACCCGGGCACGAGGCGGTAGCGCGCCACGGGGTGCGGCCCGAGCACCGGGAGCGTCGAGGGGTCCTTGGCCCACGCGCGGAGTTCGGCGACGAGGGCCGGGTCGGCGCGGCGCGGGGGCGTCGCGCGGCCGAAGAGCACGACCTGTTGGAAGGGCTTCCAGTGGCTCTCGGGGAAGCGCACGCACCGCACGTCGCGGACGTACGACGCCAGGGTCTCGGCGCTCGCGGCGAGCGCGTAGTAGGGCACGAGGAAGACGAGCACGCCCGCCCCGTCGCCCTCGTAGCTGCCCGCGAGGCGAGTGATCCACGTGCGCAGAAAGCGCTCTTCGAGCCGCCCGTACTCGGGGTCCTGATCGTACGGCGGGTTCAAGAAGAGCACGCTCGCGCCGCCGTGCGACGAGGGGTGGTCTTGCGTGCGCACGCGGAAGGCGTCGTGCTGGAGTCCGTGCCCGCGCGCGCTGTAGCGGCGCTTCAGGCGCTCGACGAGCGCCGCGCCGCGCGTGCGTTCGAGTTCACACCCGTAGACGTGCAGGAAGGGCCGCGCGGCGGGCGGCACGAGCGCGTCGGTGAGGGCCACGAGGGCCGCCCCGTCGCCCGCGCAGGGGTCGCACACGCTGAAGACCTTGTGCTCGTTCTCCTTCGTGCGCGGGGGGAACTCCGGCGCGAGGTGCGCGGCGATCCAGGGGACGAGCTCCGGGGGGGTGGCGTAGTAGCCGCCGATGGCTTTGGAGGCGATGCGGGCCATGGTTCAGGGTTCCTGGGAAGGGGTGAGGATCACGCCGGTCTTGCGGGGCAGGCGCGGACGGGGGAGGGGCGCGGGGGCCTCGGCGACGCCCGCGCGGGCGATCTCGCGGACGAGGAGCTGCTCGATCGCGGCTTGCGACGCGGCGCACGCGACGCCGGGCGCGATCCCGACGTTCGGGAGCCCGTACGTGACGAAGCCCGCGCGCGTGTGCTCGAACCACTCGCGGTCGTTGCGTTCGGCGTGGAAGGTCGCGAGGCCCTCCTTGAGCATCGCGACCATCACCTGAAGCTGGAACGGGAGCGACGGCGGGAAGGGGAAGCGGATGCGACGCTCCAGCCGCTCGGCGAAGAGCGTGGCGAGCGGCACCCACGGCGCGAGGTCGAAGCCCGCGGGCGCGATCCCGAGGCGCGCGACGTGCCGCACGGCGTCGTGCGTGGCGCGCGCGCCGAGGGCCTCGGCCTGCGCGGCGAGCCACGCCGCGGGCGGAAGGACGACGAAGCGCACGCCGGTCGGATCGATCAGACCGGGGTCCGTGCGGAAGAGGTCCGGCAGGTAGACCTGCACGACGGCGCCCTCGTTCGTCGCGTGCGTGCGCCACTCGTAGCGGACGCTGCGCAGGAACTCGTACTTCGCGTCGAACGTCGTGCCGCCCTTGCGGGTGCGCTTGCCGTTCGTGCCGAAGGGCCTGCCGCAGCGGAGGTTCGCGACGAACGCGACCATCTCCGTCCGCGCGCCCGCGAGCACCGCCCACACGGGCCGCACGGCGCGGTCATTGCCGTCGCCGCCGTCCCAGAGCGCGTCGGCCGTCGCCCACGCAAGGAGCGTCGCGCCGAACATCCGGCCCTTGACTCCTTCTTGTGCGGTGGTGACGGCGACGCCTTTCATGCGGGGACTCCTTCTTCCGCCCGCTTCTTGCGGGCCTTCTTCGGGGCCTCCGCGTCGGGCGCGGGGCCGCTCGTGAGCGCCGCCCAGGCGGCGGCGAGTCGGTCCATCTTCGAGGCGCGCGCGAGGGCCACGAGCGTCTCGCGGTGCGCGTCCACGAGGTCCGGGGCGCGCTCGACCACGAGTTCGACGATCGTCTGCTGCACGGTCCGCACGGCCTGCCGCCCGCCCGTGATGTGCGGGTGGCGCATCCGCCGGATGAGCGAGCCCGACGCGTCCGATCCCGTGGCGATCTCTTCGGTCGTCACGCCACGTTCGAGCAGGAGGTCGAGCAGTTGTCGCGCCTCCGCCGAGAGCGCGATCGAGGGTTTTGGTTTCCGCGAGGTGTCCATGCGCCTCGCGCCCGCGTCACCCGTGCGCTACTCGTGTGCCCCCATGGGTAAGCTCTACGCACTCTTCGTGCGTGTGCGTCGCTTCGCAGCGACGCGTTTCTGCTTCGTCGGGCGCCTGGTGGCGAACCCTCCACAGCCAGTCCCCGTGGCTTCCACGGCGAGTGCGTGCATCCCACGCACGAGGAGAACTTGAGCGGCGTTGAGGTCGGCGTTGTCGAGGTGGCCGCAGGCGGTGCAGAGGAAGACGTCTTGCTCCCTCCGGCTCTGCGCATCGACCACGCCGCAGGCGCTACAGGTCTGCGAGGAGTGGTGGGCGGGGACTTCGATCACCCGCGCGCCCTCCGTCTCGACCTTGTAGCGCAGCATCGCCACGAACCGGCCCATGCCCGCGTCGAGGATGGCGCGGTTGAGCCCGGCCTTCTGCGCGACGTTCACGCCCGGTTCTTCGATCGTGCCCTTCGCGCTACGGGTCATGTTCCTCACGAGGAGCTTCTCCACGATCACCGCGCCGTGGTTCTTGGCGTAGTGAGCGGACTCGACGTGAAGCACATGCTCGCGCTGGCGACGGGCCTTGCGTTGCAGCCGCGCCACGCGGGCGCGCGCCTTCTGTTGGTTCTTCGATCCCTTCTTTCTGCGCGCGACGACACGCTGCGCACGGGCGATGCGAGGCTGGAGACGTTCGAGCGCGCGCGGGTTCTCGACCACGCGCCGGTTGGAGTCCGCGAGAAGCAGCGCCACCCCGCGGTCGATCGCCACGGGCGGCTTCGTGCTCGGCACCGGGTCGGGCACTTCAAGCTCACACAGGATCGACGCGAACCACTGGTCCCCGTCCCGCGTGAGCGTGCAGGACTTCGGCTTGCCAACGAGGGGACGATGCACCACCGCGCGCAGCGTCCCGAGCTTCGGAAACGTCAGTGCGCCCTCACGGCCCTCGGCGACGAGACGAAAGAGCCTGGACTCCGACTCCGAGAGAATGACCGTGTCGCGTCCCTTCTTCTTGAAGCGAGGCGCGCCCGCAATACCCGCAAAGCAGCGTTGCCACGCCTCATACAACGTCATCAGCAAGGCGTCGCAAAGGTGCCGTGGCACGTCGTTAAGCCACGAAAACGTCGAACGTAGTTCCAGCAGTTCGTGTCGCTGATCGATCGCGGATGGGTAGCGTCGGTCGACCTTGCAACGCCGGTCGTGCGCGATGAGGTGCTGTTCGAGCGCGACGTTCCACAGGAACCGCAGGGCGTTCTCCCACTGCCCCAACCGCTCGATCTGCGCGGCGGTCGGGTAGATGCGGAACTTGAAGCCTCTGCGGATCAACATGATGCGTCTCTTATTTGCGGTCACCGGCTCACGGCGCCGTCGATCACACCCCCAACCTAACCCGGCACCTTGAACCAGTCAAAGAAGATGAATCAAACTTGATAAACCAATGACATAGGCTGTCCGCGCGGTGACGTGCGGGCGAGGGGCATGGAAGAGACGCCCCTGATCTACGCGGTGCGGCAGGACGACGGGCGCGTGGGCGCGGACTTCTCGCGGCTCGCGCAGTCCCTCACGGTCGACGAGCACGTGAAGAAGGCCACCAAGATCACGCTCGTGCTGCTCGACGACGCGGGCACGTTGCGCGAGGGCGAGGGCCTGCGCGAGGGCGACACGCTCGTCGTGCGGTGGGGCACGGTCGGCCGCATGAGCCGCCCGCGCGGCGGCATCGTGCACAAGATCGCGCCGAACTACCGCGACGACACCGTGACCGTGGAGGCGTACGGACGGGAGCTGGCGCTCGCGAAGGGCGCGGTGCGCCGGTACTTCCGCGGGGGCACCTTGCGGCAGGCGATCGAGGCCCTCGGGCGTGACCACGGCTTCACCGTGGACTTCGCCGCCGAGGACACGATCCAGTTCGACGGGATGGTGCTCGACGAGGAGACGCCGTGGCGCTGGCTCCAACGGCAGACCGCGGCCCTCGGCCTGGAGGTGGACTTCGACGGCCAGACGGTCCGCGTGCGCGAGCCCCCGCTCGGCGACCGTCCCCGGCTGCGCCTGCACTACCGCTGGCGCAACGCGGAGCTGCTCGACTGGTCGGTCGAGACGCATACGAAGAAGGGCGAGAAGGAGGACGAGGGCGTCGTCGCGGTCTTCACCGACCCCGCCTCGGGCGAGGCGCTCACGCACGCCGCGGGCTCGCCCAACACCACGCGCGCGACGCTCGCGCGGCAGCGCCTCCAGGCCGCCCAGCGTGCGACGCAAGCCGCCGAGACGCGCGCCGTCGCCGCGTACGTCGCCGACCACGACGAGCTCGCCGACGCGACGCCCGCGGCCCAGCGCGCGGCCTGGCAGGCGAGCCTCGCCGCGCAACGCGCGTCCGGCGCGCGGCCCACGCAAGACCAGCCCGCGCAGCTCGTCGAGGTGCGCACGGGCGACGAAGACGACCTCGGGACGCTCCTCGCGAGCCTCACCGGCTCGACCACGGGCGGGGGCACGACGACCGCGCCGCCCGCGGAGACGACGGGCGCGCGCGTGCCCGCGGCGGTGCCCGCCCCGACCTCTGCCGCGCGCGGCCACGTGCGCAGGCTCGCCGAGTCGCGCTTCCGCCACCACGAGCGCGGCAAGGTCACGGCGAAGGCCACCGCGCTCGGCGACCCGCGGCTCGCGAAGGGCATGGTGGTCGAAGTGGTCGGCGTGGCCCAGCGCGACGCGGGCCTCTGGTACGTGACCGAAGCGCGGCACGCGGTGGGCGACGGGTACGTGACGGAGCTTGAGCTCTCGCGCGACGGCGTGAACAAGAAGGGCGGGCGCGCGTCGAGCGCGGCGCGGCCGAACACGGCGACCGCGACACCCACGAACACCGCCGCGGCGAGCCCCGGCACGAGCACGCAGGATCTCGTCGCGGTCGACCTCCGGTCGCAGTCCTGAAGGGAGCGGTCGATCAGGCCGCGGCGGAGGCCGCAGCCAGGGGGGCGTGCGTGAAGTCGACGAAGTAGTCCGCGCCGAGGACGAACTGCGCCACCGCGGCGGGGTTCGTCACGAGCATCTCGATCGACCCCGACGGCGTCGCCTCGGACCACACCTTGTTGTCCTCGCCCGAGACCGGGCAGAGCTTGACCTTGTGGTGCACGGGCGGGTTCGGGTTGTGCTCGGTCTGCTCGCCCCACGCGCTCTTCTCGACCGCGTGCACGACGAACTTCGCGCGCACCACCACACCCGGCGCGGGCGCGGCGGCCTCGGGGTCGTCGGCGCGAAGGAAGTCGAGGTGGTAGGCGCGGCTCACCTCGAAGCGTCCCACCGCGTCGGGGTTGGTGATCGTCATCTCGGCGTGGCCCGAGGGGGTCGCGACCGACCACGCCTCGTTGCCCTTGCCGTGCACCGCCTGGAGCTTCACCACGTTCAGATGGACGGGCGTGCTCTGCCGCGTCGCGGGGTCGTAGCGGGAACTCAGCCGCGTCTCGATCAAACTCACGTAGAACTTCGCGCGCACGGACATGGCGATCACTCCTCGTCGTGGCACCCGCCCTTCGGGCGCCGACGTGCCTTCGAAGGGCGTCAACGCGGCCTGCGCGCGGGTGCGTGGCGCGGCGGTGGACGCGGCGCGGGTGTCACCGTGGCGGCCTGCACGAGTGGCGCGGGCGGCGGCGGCGGTGGTGGTTCGGGCGGGCCGACGAGGGGCTCTTCGTGCGTCGCGCAGACGAAGGTGCCGTCGAGGTCTCGATCACACTCGCCTGCGTCGGCGAGTTCGGCCGCGGTGCGGTGACAGACGGGGCACGTGAGGTCGTTCGGGCGCGGCATCGCCGCTCGGGGGCAGTCAGCCGTGCGCTACGCGCGGGCGAGCGTGCGCGTCGCGAGACGACGGTGCGTGCGCGCGCAGCACCACGTCGCGCGGATCGTGCCGCGGTAGCGCATCGTCACGAGGTACACGTCGCCGAACGACTGCACATGCACCTCGGGTGCGTCGTCGGGCGAAGGTTCGGGGGCGACGTGAATGGACGACGTCGAGGACGTGTCCGTCGTCGACCCGACCCGACGTACGAGCCCGTCGAGTCGTTGTGCGATCTCCCAGACCGGGGGCCACGCCACGCGCAACACGGCCTGGACAGGGGACACTCCGCGAAGGGCTTCGACGAGGGACCAGCGAGACATCGTGAGGTTCTCCGAGCGCTGGGGGATGAAGCGTCGAGGAAGGATTTCTCTTTGAAACACAAACTATTCTCCCACTGCAATACCCCTACGCCGCGCCTGCGCGCGAAGAGCGTGGTGCTACGTGGGCTTCACACCCTGCGTTCGGCGCCGCGCTGTTGCGATGCGTCGTGCAGACGCTGCGATGCGGCGCCGTCGCTGCCGCGCTGCGTTGCCACGCACCCCTGGACAGGCGCCGCGCGCCCGTGTGACTCTGCGCGGCCGATGGAGATCCCGGCGTTCCTCGACCGTTGGCTCACCTCGGCCGCCGCCGAGCGCGCGAACAAGGACTCGTTCCTCAATGAGCTCTGCGACGTGCTCGGTGTCCCGCGGCCCGACCCCACGACGGGCGACCCCGCGAAGGACCACTACGTGTTCGAGTACCCGGTGTCGATCGCGCACGCCGGAGGCAAGCACACGGTGGGCAAGGTCGACCTCTACCGCGCCGGGGCCTTCCTGCTCGAAGCGAAGCAGGGCGGCGGCGAGGGGGCGAAGAAGGGGTTCGCGAAGCGCGGGACGCCCACGTGGAACGTCGAGATGGGCAAGGCGTTCGGCCAGGCTCTCGGGTACGCGCGCGCCCTCGACACGCCGCCGCCGTTCCTCGTCGTCGCCGACCTGGGGCACTGTTTCGACCTCTACGCGGACTTCGACGGGTCGCGCGTCTACCGGCCGTTTCCGACGGCCCAGCAGAGCCGCCTCTTCCTCGTCGACCTTGCGAAGCACGCGGACGTCCTGCGCGCGATCTGGACCGACCCCTACGCGCTCGACCCCTCGCGCAGGGCCGCGCGCATCACGCGCGAGGTCGCCGCACACCTCGCCGAACTCGCGAAGCGCCTCGAAGCCTCGGGGCACAAGCCCGAGACGGTGGCGCAGTTCCTCATGCGGTGCATCTTCACGATGTTCGCCGAGGACATCGGCCTCCTGCCGCCGAAGACCTTCGTCGACGCGCTCGCGCACCTCTGGATCCCGGCGCCGCTGCGCTTCCCTGGCGAGCTCGAAGCGCTCTGGCGCGCGATGAACGACGGCCAGACGGTGCCGTTCCTCGGGAAGCTGCTCCGCTTCAACGGCGGGCTCTTTCGCGACCAGAAGGCCATCGCGCTCAAGGCCGACGAGCTCAAGCTCCTGCACGGGGCCGCGGCGTGCGACTGGCGCGACGTGGAGCCCGCGATCTTCGGGACGCTGCTCGAACGCGCCCTCGACCCGCGCGAGCGCCATCGCCTCGGGGCGCACTACACCCCGCGGGCGTACGTCGAGCGGCTCGTGCGGCCGACGATCGAGGAGCCCCTGCGCGCCGAGTGGGAAGCCGTACGCACCGAGGTGCAGCGGCTCGTCGGGGGCGAGACCGACGCGAGCGCCGAGGCCCCCGCGAAGGCCCCGAAGACCGGGAAGAAGCCCCCCGCGAAGAAGGGCTCGCGCGTGAAGGAAGCGGTCGAACGCGTGCGGGACTTCCACCGCCGGCTCTGCGCCGTGAAGGTGCTCGACCCGGCCTGCGGCTCGGGGAACTTCCTCTACGTGGCGATGGAGCTGATGAAGCGCATCGAGAGTGAGGTGCTCGCGTTGCTCGCCGAACTCGGCACGCAGGGCGAGGCCCTCTTTCTCGAAGGCGTGACCGTGACGCCGGGGCAGTTCCTCGGGATCGAAAAGAAGCCCTGGGCGAAGGAGATCGCCGAGCTCGTGCTCTGGATCGGCTTCCTCCAGTGGCACGCACGCACGCGCCGCAACGCGGACGGCAAGGTCGCCTGGATGGAGCCGGTGCTCCAAGACCTCCACAACATCGAGTGCCGCGACGCGGTGCTCGTGTGGGACAGGGAGGAGGTCGTGAAGGGGGACGACGGCAAACCCCTAACACGTTGGGATGGGGAGAGCTACAAGGTGGATCCTCTGACGGGAGAGGATGTCCCCGATGATAGCAAACGCATCCCGATGACCCGGTTGGTAAACCCCCGCAGATCGGAGTGGCCAACAGCAGACTTCATCGTCGGGAATCCGCCCTTTGTCGCGAATCGAAATCTGCGCCGTGATTGCGGGGATGGCTATACAGACGCGCTTAAGGTCGCGTACCCACAGATCAAGGAGGCCGTTGATCTGGTCATGTTTTTCTGGTGGCATGCAGCGGAAGAACTGCGGGCTGGGTCTGTTAGACGGTTCGGCCTGATCTCTACCAACAGCATCCGAATGATCCAGAATCAAGGTGTAGTACGACGGGCCCTGGAGTCGGGGATGAAGATCGTGTTCGCCATTCCAGATCACCCATGGCCTCCGGAGCCATCGAGCGCGAAGGTCCGCGTTTCAATGGTGACTATGGTTGGACCAACCCAAAGCGTTGCGGGCTGCCGGATCTATCTGGCACCTGGGCATGACGAAGTGGCACGTCGCCGAGGCGATATTGAACTGAGCGAGGCGGATTTTCGAATCATCGCATGCGACTCGATTCCTGCCGATCTGTCTCATCGCGTGAACGTATCGACGATGGTAGATCTTCGCGCAATGGAGGGGTTGGCGCACGCCGGGATGAAGCCCTACGCGACAAGTCTCGTCCTGACCGAAGGCGAGGCGCAGAAGCTTCTCCCTACCGAAGAAGACCGTCGCCGGTTTGCTCCTCGTTATCGCAATGGTAAAGATGTCGGTCAAGCCCCGCGAGGAGCACACGCGATAGACCTTTTCGGTATCGAAACTGAGGCTGAACTCAGGGAGCTCGTTCCGGGTGCCCTATACCAGCACCTTCTGACGCGCACCAAGCCGGAACGTGCAGGAGAGCGCAACCCGAGGCTCCGCAAGGAATGGTGGCTGTTCGAAGCGAACCGCCCCGAACTTCGCCGAGCGTTGACGGGACTCCCCCGGTACATCGTGACAGTCGAAAATTCCCCTGTTCGCGCGTTCGTGTTTATCGATGGCGATATTCTCCCTGATCAAAAATTGCGCGTGATCGCAAGCGCTGATGGATATCTCCTCGGCGTGCTCTCGTCCCGCGTGCATGTGGTGGTCTCGGAGAGGCTTGGGGGGCGTCAAGGGATCGCCAATACCCCCGTGTATAATACTCGGTGCGTTACGCGCTTCCCGTTCCCCAACGCAAACCATCACCAAAGCACAAAGATACGCACTCTCGGAGAGAAGATCGACGCACATCGCAAGGCGTGTCAAGACAAGTATCCGACGCTCGCTTTGACCGGGATGTACAACGTCCTGGCGAAGCTCCGCGCGGGCGAAGCGCTGACCGACAAGGACAAGGTGATCCACGAGCAGGGCCTCGTGTCGGTGCTCCGCGAACTTCATGACGAGCTCGACCGGGCGGTCTTCGACGCCTACGGCTGGCCCGCGACGCTCACGGACGAGGAGATCCTCGAACGCGTGGTCGCGCTCAACGCCGAGCGGGCCGCGGAAGAAGCGCGCGGGGTCGTGCGGTGGCTCCGGCCCGAGTATCAGCACCCGACCGCAGCGCCTGCACAGACCACCCTCGCGACGGCCGAGGAGCCCGAGGGCGATGGCGAGGCGACACCGGTCGCCGCCCCGAGCGCGACCCCCTGGCCGAAGAAGCTCGCCGAGCAGCTCGTCGCGGTCAACGCCCGCCTCGCCACGACCGACTGCGCGCGCACCGCGGCCGAACTCGCGGCGGGGTTCAGGGGCGCGGGGGAGGCGACGCTGCGCGAGGTGCTCGACGGCCTCGAAGGCGTCGGGCGCGTCGTCGCGTTCGAGGATCAGGGCGTGCGGCGGTGGAAGGCCGTGGCCTCCGGGTGAGGGGTCAACGCCGACCGGTGGCGATCATCTCCGCCGCCGCGTCTTCGAACATCTCGTCGAGGGTGAGGGCGGGGGGCGGGGGGCGGAGCGAGTTTCCAGGGGAGCTCGCCACTTGTTCTCCGACGAGGACCACGTAGCCCTCGTCTTCAACCAGTTCCGCGAGCACGCGCAGGACGACGGGCCTCGCGTCGGGGGGCGCGACGAAGATCCATCGACCGTAGGAATGCTCGGGGCGCAGCCCGAGCCGTTTCTCGATGGTCGCGTGCAGGGCCGCCGTGAGCCCGAGCGACGCGACCCCATCGTCCACGATCCAGAGGCGCACCGGGATGTTCATGGCTCGCCTTTCTTTGTCTCGGCCTGCCAGCGTGCGAGTTCGGCGATCAGGATCTCACGCACGGCCTGGGCGCGTGAGACGTGGACGCCAAGGCGCCGCCGCGTGAGATCCTCGGCGTAGCGGTCGATCGTATCGAGGAGTTCGTCGGAGGCCGGGATGGTCAGCGTCGGGCTCCGGCCGCGAGGCCCGGGTTTCTTCTTCGGGGTGGAGGAACGCTTCGAAGTCGCCATGCACCCCACCTTCGCCCGCCACGAGTGCCACCGTCGACCGAGCGCTTGCCTGCGCGTGGCGCGACGTGCACCGCGCATTCTGCGTCGAGTGCCTTTCCGCTTGAACGACACTCGAATTCCACTAGCGTGATCCCCTCGCGCGAAGCGTCTCCCACTCGCGCATGGAGGTTCTCCCGCACATGGACGTGGTCGTTCCCTCACCGTTCGTTCCGCTCTCCTCGCCCGGCCGCGACCTCGCGCGACCGGAAGCTCGCCCGCGTTGCGCGGTGCCGCATGTCTACACGCGGTCGTTCGGACGCGTGCTCCTCGTGGTCTGTTGGTACGGCGACGCGGGACGGATGAGTTGGCGCGACACGCTCACGGGCGCGACGCTTGGCGGAGGCCCGATCGAGCGGGTGTAGCGAACGCTCGCGAAGCGCTCACGCGCACCGTTGACCCCGCGCGAGACGCGTGCAGCACGAACGCCCCGAACACACGCCTGGCTACTGCCCCGAGGTCGTCCTCGGCATCGTCACGAACACCCAAGATCCTGAGAAGCGCGACCGGATCAAGGTGAAGATCCCCCGCTTCAGTGAGCAGGAGTACCCCCACTGGTGTGCGCCGCGGGGTGTCGCGCTCGCCCCGCGTGGCGCCCGCACCCGCGCCAAGGGACGTTCCCTCCGCCCCGCGCTCAACGCCCCCGTGTACATCACGTTCCTCGACGGCGACCTGCACGCGCCCCTCTGGGAGCCCGGCAGCTTCCCGCGCGACAAGCAGCCCGTGGAAGCGTCCGAGAGCCCTCCCAAAGACGTGATCCTCTCGACCGACAAGGGCAACGTCGTCACCGAGAACGACCGGGGCGACCTCGAGCTCCACGCCCACAACCACCGCGACCTCACGGTGAACTCGCACGACGGCCACGTGAAGGTCGAGAGCGGGCAGGGGATGGTGCTCCTCAATAGTGACCTCGACGGGCCGAACGCCGCGCGGGAGGGGGATCAGGTCGACGTCGGCTCGCTCACGATCACGTGGGCGCTCGCGCCGGGGGGCGGCACGATCATGGTCCAGTGGAATCCGCCCGCGGGCATTACCGATCCGAGCATTACCCCTGTGATCGTTCCGGCCGCACCGGGCGGGACGGCCACGATTTCACTCGTCGGGCGCATCTCGCAGGGCGAACCGACGGTCAAGATTGGACGGCCCGCCTCTGCCTGAACAATCGTTCACGATGCCTGGACGGGTGCGGATTCGTACCATCCGCCCAAGATGCCCCGCTCGCTCGCTCTCGCGTTCGTGGTCTTGATCGGATGCTCCTCCGGTGGAGCTCCCGCGCCCGACGATCACCCCGCCCCGCCTGTCGATGTGTTCGAAGCGCCCGACGTGGTCGACGTCCTGACGAAGGACGTCTCGCCCGACACCGGGCCGGCGCCGCAGGATCGCGAGCCTCTTCGCGATGCGCCCGACGTGAGCGACGTTCAGGCTCTCGACGCGCAGGACGTTCCCGTCGACCTGGGAGTCCGCGACGCGGGGACCGTCGATACGAGCTCGTTGGACAGCGGGACGGACGCGCCGGATGGAGTCGACGTCCAGGGCGTCGATATCCCCGTCGACACCGGCCCGCCCCCGTGCGCGGCCAACACCTACCGCTGCGGCACGTTTTCGGGTCAGCCCTATGTCGAACGGTGCGTCGACGGGACGTGGCGGCCCTGGCAGGGCTGCGGAGGCTACAACCTCTCGACGGACCGCAACGGCGTCTGTCCAGAAGGCGAGACCTCGTGCCAGTTCTGCCGCGGGCGCGAGTGTACCCCGCTTTGCACGAGCGACCTCGACTGCCTGCCGCTCGGACTCGGACGCTGCGATCGGGGTCGATGTCTGCGGCGTGGCGCCATTACATGCGCCACGGCGGCAGACTGCGACGTGATCAGCGGGGGACGCGAGCCGATCAACTGCGTACCCAACGCAGCCGGTACAGAACGAATCTGCGCGGCTTCGGCCTGGTGCTCGAACGACGCGATGTGCCCCGCGGGATGGCACTGCAACGGCGCAGACGGCCATTGCGCACGGTGACAGAGAATGTCCCTGTAGGGGATTGCATAAAAGATATTGATCTACTATCTTTTGTGTATCCCTTCCGTTCGGCCCCGGATGTCATAGGTTTGACAGCCGAAGCGGCGGGGGTGGCGAAGTTTTTGACCCGCTCGCGCGAGGTGACTGACGATGGAAGCTACAAGCGCCGTGACCAGCAAGAAGCCCCCGAAGACCCAGCCCGCTGCGGCGGGCGAAGCCGCTCCGATCAAGCCGTCCTTCGCGGAGATCGGGCGTGACGCGGCGCACACCGCGCAGCGCGAGGCCCTTCTGAGGGAACTCAAAGCACAAGGGTGGAACCTCTCCGCGACGGCCAAGGAGCTCCGCATGGGGACGGCGTCGACCGTCATTCGCGCCATTCGTTCCCTCGGACTGGAGAAGGAGTACGAGGCTGCGCAGCAACGGCGGGACGTGCGCCCTGGGAAGCGTAGTGGTGACTAGAACGATTTTGTTCTAGAACACTATTGACTTATTGACACAAAAAAGCCAAAGTATCCACCACGACGCCAACGGTGCATTTCGCACCCGGCGTCGCGGAGGATGCTCCATGCCCGCGTGCGTGCTGTGCGGTTGTGACCGCGCTGAGTCCGACGTCGACCACGTCGACCTGACCCCCACCACCTCGCTCGCCATCTGCCGTCGCCGCTGCGCGCCTGCGAAGGTGTCGCCGAAGCCCGCGCCGCTCCCCTGGGAGTACGATTTCAACCCGCGGACGCAGCGCGTCGGGAAGGGGGCGTGATGCTCGCGCACGCTTCCCACCTGGGAGTCGACGTCTACACGCGGGACTGCGGCCTCGTGCAACTCGTGGTCGTGTGGCGCAAGGGCTTCACGGTCGCGCGGTGGGTTCACGCACGAACAGGCACGATGCTCGGTTCGGCCGCAGTCGGAAGGGCGTAGCACCATGTTGATCCGCAGAGGCTTCAAGTTCCGCATCTACCCGACCGCCGCGCAGATCGAGCGGTTGGGGCAGTGGGAGAACGCCCTGCGGTTCCTGTGGAACGTCGCGCTCGAACAGCACCTCATCGCGCACGACCGGCGTTGCAAGGTCGACCGACGCTACCCATCCGCGATCGATCAGCGACACGAACTGCTGGAACTACGTTCGACGTTTTCGTGGCTTAACGACGTGCCACGGCACCTTTGCGACGCCTTGCTGATGACGTTGTATGAGGCGTGGCAACGCTGCTTTGCGGGTATTGCGGGCGCGCCTCGCTTCAAGAAGAAGGGACGCGACACGGTCATTCTCTCGGAGTCGGAGTCCAGGCTCTTTCGTCTCGTCGCCGAGGGCCGTGAGGGCGCACTGACGTTTCCGAAGCTCGGGACGCTGCGCGCGGTGGTGCATCGTCCCCTCGTTGGCAAGCCGAAGTCCTGCACGCTCACGCGGGACGGGGACCAGTGGTTCGCGTCGATCCTGTGTGAGCTTGAAGTGCCCGACCCGGTGCCGAGCACGAAGCCGCCCGTGGCGATCGACCGCGGGGTGGCGCTGCTTCTCGCGGACTCCAACCGGCGCGTGGTCGAGAACCCGCGCGCGCTCGAACGTCTCCAGCCTCGCATCGCCCGTGCGCAGCGTGTCGTCGCGCGCAGAAAGAAGGGATCGAAGAACCAACAGAAGGCGCGCGCCCGCGTGGCGCGGCTGCAACGCAAGGCCCGTCGCCAGCGCGAGCATGTGCTTCACGTCGAGTCCGCTCACTACGCCAAGAACCACGGCGCGGTGATCGTGGAGAAGCTCCTCGTGAGGAACATGACCCGTAGCGCGAAGGGCACGATCGAAGAACCGGGCGTGAACGTCGCGCAGAAGGCCGGGCTCAACCGCGCCATCCTCGACGCGGGCATGGGCCGGTTCGTGGCGATGCTGCGCTACAAGGTCGAGACGGAGGGCGCGCGGGTGATCGAAGTCCCCGCCCACCACTCCTCGCAGACCTGTAGCGCCTGCGGCGTGGTCGATGCGCAGAGCCGGAGGGAGCAAGACGTCTTCCTCTGCACCGCCTGCGGCCACCTCGACAACGCCGACCTCAACGCCGCTCAAGTTCTCCTCGTGCGTGGGATGCACGCACTCGCCGCGGAAGCCGCGGGGACTGTCTGTGGAGGGTTCGCCACCAGGCGCCCGACGAAGCAGAAACGCGTCGCTGCGAAGCGACGCACACGTTCGCAGACGAACCAGAGCCCTGCGCAATAAATTGCAAAGGGTTCGCCCCTGCGGGCGCGGAGCTTACCACGATGCCCGCAGGATACGGGCGTTCCGGGGGGTTCGCCCCTGCGGGCGCAGAGCTTACCGACCTGCCAGGTGTGCCGCGGGCGCGACTGCACCGCGTTCTGCGCGAGCGACCTCGACTGCCTGCCGCTCGGGCTCGGGCGCTGCGACCGGGGGCGGTGCCTTCGTCGCGGCGCCGTGGGCTGCCGCACGCTCGACGACTGCGACGTGATCAGCGGCGGGCGCCAGCGGATCGAGTGCGCCGCGACGACGTTCCACGGCACGATGGAGCTGCTCTGCGCAGGCTCGACGTGGTGCACGGGCGACGCGATGTGCCCCGCGGGGTGGCGGTGTAACGGCGCGACGGGCCACTGCGCGCCGTAGGTCGCACCGTTGACACACGCAACACGGTAGATTACTCAAAACCGACCATTCAGCGGATTGTTGACCCCGATCCACGAGGCCGCGACCATGCTCTCCACCCAGGTGACGAAGAAGACTCCGAGCCCCGCGAAGGGGCCGCGCAAGAGCCGGTTCGCCGAGGTGGGCCGCGAGGCCGCCCGCAAGGCCCAGCGGGAGCTGGTGCTCGACGAGCTCCGGCGCAACGACTGGAACCTCACGGACACCGCCCGCGCGCTCGGTCTCGCCCACGCGTCGGCCGTCTCGCGGGCGATCGAAGAGCTCGACCTCGCGGACGAGTACGAGCAGGGCAAGGCCGCGAAAACCGAGCGCGATAAGGCCGCGAGGGCGGTTGAACAAAAAGTTAAAGATCGCTTGACGGCTTTATCTTTTTTGTTAAAAGGTGTCCTTCACGGCCTTTGGTGCATCTCGCGCCGCGCCGTGGAGGTTCAGCCCATGTTCGCCTGCGTGCTCTGCCACCGCGAGCTCCCGCCGCACGAGCTCGACGTGATCGATCCCGACGCGGACGCGGAGTCTGCGCTGCACGTTTGTCGCGGGTGCGCGAACCCCTCGGGGGTGGCGACGCGGCCGAGGCGTCGTCGGGCGGACGTCGCCGCGGGCGCGGTGCTCCCGTGGGCACGCGACTTCAACCCGCGCGCGCACTGCCTCGGGCGGAGGGCGTGATGGAGGTTGTCGTCGCGTCGAACGTGAGCGTGTACGCGCGCGATTTCGGCGCGCTTCGGCTGGTGGTCGTGTGGCGCGGCCACGTGAGTGTGGCGCGGTGGCTGCACGTCCGCACGGGCGCCTCCCTCTCGGTCGTGAGGCCGGGGAAAGCCTGAGAGGCCGTTCCACGAAGAGGTGCCTGATGGAGTCCGGTCACGAAGTCACGAAGGTTCCGTTCGATGCGCAGGAACTTCAGGCGCGGGCACGGGCCACCCTGCGCGCGACGATCGACGCGCTCCTCGACGCCGCGCTCGTCGCGCGCGAGACCTCCCACGCTGCCATCGTGGTGACGGCGGGCGCCGAGGGTATACCGTTCCCCGAGCGGTGGGCGATGCGCGCGCAGACGCACACGCTCCCCGTCACGCAGTTCGAGTTCGACGTGCTGCGCGAGGCCCTCGCCGCACGCGGCGCTTGACCTCGCATCAACCCCCACCCCCGGAGTAAAACAATTCCATGAACGAACGCGACTCTTTCCTCGAACGCCTCGGGCTGTACATCGACAGCCCCGACCTCGTGGACGTTCTCCGCACGGACCTCGGGCTCTCCTCCGCGACGATGCCCACGCGCCTCAACGCCCAGGAGATGCTCGACCACACGTTGCGCGAGGTCGAAGACCGTGCGCTCCCAGGCTTCCCGCCCCACGTCCGGATGATGCACGCCGCCCAACGGCGCTACCCGCGGGCCCCGTCACGCTTCGAACAATCGGCTGCGGCCGATGGCACGCTTCGGCAAAGGCTCGTGGCGCGGTGGCCCGAGGCCCAGGAGGCCCTCGCGATTGTGCGCACCGTCCTCCCGCTCGAAGGTCTGCGCACCACCTCCGCGTTGATCCTGTGGCACGACGCCATCCGCGAGGCGCGCAAACTCGGCCTGCGCGACGCCCTGGTGAAGCTCGTTGAGACGGAGTCACCGTGATGCGTGACCTCCCGCCGAGGCTCGTGACCGCGGGCCTTTCCGAACTCCTCCAGCACCACCTCGGCCTGCGCGCGGACGACGCCCGCAACGTGGTGAAGTCGATCACGACCGAGTACCAGGCCCGGCCGCGCACGGATCTGACCTGGCATCTCGCCGAACCCGAGCGGCCGGTGTTCTTTCGCGACGCGTTGCAGAAGGGGCTGGACGAGGGGCCCGTCAACGTGCGCCACGCGGCAGTGTATTTCGCGCGGTTCCGACGCTCCGACGTGCCCGGCGTCGAGGTCGTCGGGCCGACGCGCCTCCTTGGCTTCGACGGGGCCGAGGCGTGGACGTGGAGGCCCGAGCTGCCGCGCTACGACTGGCGCGAGGTGGTGGACCTTCTCCAGACGTTCGAGCTGCTCCCGGTCGAGCAGCGCGAGGGCTTTCTCGCGCAGGCGCCCTGGTGGTCGATCGTGCTGCCCGATCCGCCCGCGGTGGCGCTCTACCCGCTCGCCGATTCGCACACGCTCGTCGTGGCGCGCGACGCGCACGGCTTCCCGCGGCTCGCGGTCGAGCGCGATCCGGCGTGGCCATCGCGTTCGTGGCAGGCCGACCGGCTCGCGCTTCTCAATCGTGCGCTCGACCGCGAGAACGACGAGACCCAGGGGCGCACGCCCTCACGTCGCGCGTGAGCCGCGGGTGATCTTCCCCGCGTCGCGTGCCGCTTCGTACTCCTTCACGAGCCCCACCTTCTTGATCTCGCGCGTGACGTTCGACGCGTTCGCGAGCCCCGTGGCCCTCGCCGTGGCCGTGAGGTTCCAGTCGTGCTCCTTGAGCTTCTGGAGCAGGTAGGCGCGCTGGGCGCCCTGCGCGGCCTCGCGGCCGACCTCGGCGTACTCGCTCTTCGTGGGCTTGGGGGGGGATTTGGACACGGGCTCCCCGCAGGGTAGTCAGGCCCGACTAAAGAATCAAGATCACGGTCGCGTCACGGGGCCCGCTTCCACCACGCGTCCGGCCTGGATGCGGTAGTTCCACACGTTGAGCCCGAGCAGTCCGAGCTCGTTGCGTGCGCGGAAGGAGCACGTCGCCACCCAATGCGGACCCTGCGGTCGCACGGGGCCACATCCGAGCGGGTCGTAGCTGCCGGGGTCGGAGAGCACCTCGCGCATGTGCCGATTGACCTCGAAGAGACTGCCGTTGGGCAAGCGGGCGGGCTCCTCGCCACGTGTGACACGGTCGGCTTGCTGCTGGTGTTCGAGCGCCGCCGATGCGGCAAGCATGGCCTGCGCGCGTGTCTCGCGGCCCTCGATCTCGTGAAGGAGCGCGTCGGCGCGTGCGCGTTGGTGGCTCGTGGGCGGGACGGCGGCGAGATGCTGCCGCGCGAGGTCGAGCTCACCTCCGACGCGTTCCTCTCGCTCATAGCCGTCTGCCATCGCGGCGCGTGCGGCGGCCAGGTGCTCGCGGTCGCTCATGGCGGCGAAGACCGGGTCGACGTCTGCGACGGAGGCGTCGCGCGGTGCGACCGCAACGACGGTGGCCGAGGGCGCCGACGCATCGAGGGCGAGACGAGCGACCGCCGCGTCCTGGGACGCCGTCGCGGCCATGACCACGTCGGGCGCAGTGCTTGCGATCGCCACGGTCCGCGCAGGCAGTAAGGCGCCCGCATCGGGCGCGACCGGGGGCTTCGGCACGAAGAGGCTCGCCACGATGACCAACGCGCACAACGCGCAGAGTCCGACCATACCCGCGGCCAGTGCGATCACGACCTTCCCCGCGGTCGAGGTCGAGGGGGGCGGGGGCTGCGGCGACCCTGGAGGCGGCGGATGCACGGGCCTACCGCGTGTAGAGCCAGCCGAAGAGCCCGAGGGCGATCACCCCGACGATCGCGGCGGCGAGCAGAACGCCCTTCGAGACGGGCGTGGAGGGCGGTGGCGGAGAGTCGGGTGTCGTCATGACCGGACGGTATCCGCGCCACCGTTGGCGCACAAGTGACGGACAGACGTTCACTTGTGCGCTCGTGTGGTCAAAAGTAGTTGTGCGTCACGTTTCGTGATGCACACAGGACGCCGTGTCACGCGGACGTGACTACGTGTGATGCGAACGTCACACGCGCTCACGAGCCATCACACGGAGGCCCCTTTGCATCACGTTTCGTGACGCGGACATCACATCGGCCTTTCGAACCCTTCCGCGCCCACCGCCCGAGCGGCCTGGAGTTGTCCAAATCACCCGCACTCGTCTCCGCGTTCTCTGCGGATTCCGGTCAAAACATCACGAAATGTCACGCACACCGAACGCCGCGTCACGCCGTCGACACGCCTAGAAGAGAGTAGAAGAGAGAAGAGTAGAAGAGAGTGTGTGTTTACGCGCGGGCGCGCGAGGCCCGAGGCCCTGTTCTGGGCGCCCACCGGGGCGGGCGGGAAGAACACGCACACACACGCAGGAGGCATCCAGAGCCCCGAGAGGGGCCGTTCGGGCGTCGGGACGGGGCTTGGGCCCTCCCAACCCCCGAACGGGCTCTGCCGGGGCGCTGGAGCCGCGGGAGGGTGGCCGCTCAGTGCGTCGTCGCGGGCGCGGCGTCGTGGAGGATCTCGCCCGCCTCGACCGCCGTCACCCCGAAGTCGACGATGCGGGCGAGCGTGAGCAGCTTGGCGCCGTCGAACCAGTCCTCGAACTCGCCGCGGTGCTTCTTCCACGAGTTCACCGCGTGGTTCTGGTGGCGGCAGGGTCGGATGTGCGCCGCCCACCCCTCGATCGTCCAACGCAGTTCCGGGCCGTAGAGCGCGATCACGAGGGGCAGGGTCGCGTCGAGCGTGGGCGTCGCGCTCGCAGGCGGGGGGAGCGCGGCGGGCGTGGTCTTTGTGGTCGTCTTCATGGTCTTTGTCCTTTCTTCAAGCGACACGAGCGGGCGCCCGGAGGCGCCCTTCCCGCGTCCGTCGGGGTCAGTCGTCGAAACAGCCCGTGTCGTAGCCGTCGTCGTCGCGAGCCCCCGTGTAGGGGTTGTAGCCCTCGTCGGAGTCGAGGTCGCCGGGCTCGTCGTCGCGGTCGTCGCAAACCTCCTCCATGAGCACGAGCTCGAAGCCGCACTCGCAGGTGAGGGTGTAGACGCCCTCGGGGAAGGTGTGCGTGCGGTCGCAAAGGCAGGTCATGGTGTTGTTCATCGTGGTTCGTTCGCCCCTTTCTGTCTCTTTAGTACGTAAACAATTGTTGCCGGTTACGGCATGACACACAAAAGATGTGTGCCGAAAGAGACCCCCTCGCATCACGCGAAAAGGCGGCGGAACGCGACGTCCGAGGTGGTGAGGGCGGCGCGCGCGAGGGCGGCGGGGTCGCTCGCGCGGCCCTCGGCGATGGCCTGGAGCACGCGGCGGAGGATCTTGTCTTCGAGGTTGTGCGCCGTTTCGTCGTCGCCGTCCGCCGCGGCCACCGCCACCGCGACGACGTCCGCCGCCACCGCCTCGACCGTGAGCACGCCCGTCTCGGGCACGGGGACCTGCCAGCGCTGGCCGCACACGCCACACTCGGCCACGCGCGTCTCCGCGTCGACCACGTGAAAGGCGTCGCAGCAACGAATCGCTTCGATCGTGTCCCGGGGCTTGTCTTCGTGTTGGTTCATGCACTTCTTTACGGAAACAATTGTTGCTGTGTTACGTAGGTTAAAGCAAGTCGGAAGAGAGGTCTTGAATCATGTTCGGTGCCATTGTGCTCAAGGTAGAGACCGCGCGTGCCCAGCTCGACGCGCACGCGCCGAAGCTCCCGGCCGAGGCCCGCGAGGCGGTCGCGACGGCGCTCCTCTATCGCGCGACGGCGACGGTCGAGCCCGGCGACGAGGTGCGGGTGTACCCGAACCGCTCGCGGTACGTGATCGAGCGGCTCACCGGGCTCGGGTTCGTACGCGTGCGCGGCCGGGAGGGGTCGTTCCTGCGCTGGCGCCCCGTGCCGCCCACCGCCGCCGAGATCGAGGCGTCGCAGGCCCGGCTCGACGCGGCGCGGGCGTACCTCGCCGAGTACCTTGCGCGCGCGGCCGGTGACGGGGGATCATCGACATGATGCCGCCGGTCAAGCCCGACACCCCGCTCCGCGCCAAGGGCTTCGCGCGGCGCCTGCGCGTGGCCCGCGAGGCGCGCGAGCTCTCGCAGACGGCGCTCGGCGAGCGCGCGGGGATCTCGCACACCCAGGTCTCCAACCTCGAAGCGGAGCGCCACGGGTCGCCGGGGCTCGACACCGCCGAGAAGCTCGCGCTCGCGCTCGACGTGCCCGTCGCCTGGCTCGCCTACGGGATCGGCCGCACGCCCGCGGGCGTCGTGCTCGCCGAGGAGCCCGACGGAACGTCCGCCGCGGGCGGGTGACGCGCGGCGAAGGGCAGCGGTGTAGCGCAGCGGTAGCGCGGCAGGTTCATGCCCTGCAAGTCGTGGGTTCGATCCCCACCACCGCGTCCGAGGCCCTCGGTTCGAGCTTCCCGCGTTCGCGTGGGCGGCGTTGGAGTTCCGAGGGCCTGCTTGTCTACCCTGAGCCCGCGCGGCAAGGCTCGCCCGTTCCGACGTGCGGGTGCCCCGCGCAACAGGTGGTGCCGACCGCCTGATGGGCCACCTGATGACGAAGAACCCCCCGGCGTGCCGCCGAGACCTCGGGTGTGCGCATTGCGCGTGAGGCCAAGCGGCGGAGCCCCGCGCCGGGGGGATCGGCCTTTCGAAGGCCCCTCCGCCCCTCAGCGCCCCGGTCGGGTGAGCCCGAAGTGCGCGATGCGGCTCCGCACCGTCGAACGCGACACCCCGAGGTCTTGCGCGACGCGCGAGATGTTCCACCCGTTCGAGGCGAGGGACAGCTCCAGCGCGGCGCGCGCCACGGAAACGCCCTCCGGCGCGTTGGAGAAGCGCACGGGCGCGGGAGTGACCGCCGCCTCGACCGCGACGAGAAACTCCTCGGCCTCATCGTTCACGGTGCGCAGCCCCGACACCACGCGCGCCATGAAGTCCTCCGCCGAAAGCCCGCCCGTCGCCACCGTCAGTTCCAGCGTGATCTTCATCGCGTCGCCCTCGTTTCATAGGATCTCTACGCGGGTCACACACAAAAGATACGTTCAGACGAACACTTTTTGTGTGTATCTTTCAAGCCAATCGTGTACGTAGAGAGGGCGATGGCGAACACTTCTCGCGAGGATCACGTGCGGCGTCTGATCGCCGTCGTCGACCTCGATCCCGACCTCTACCTCGACCCCGTGCGCACGCCCTTGCGCGCGGCGCGGGACGCCGCCGCCGCCGAGCTCGCGGCGTTGCTCGTGCCGTGCTGGCAGGGCGCACAGGGCGAGCGCGACCGTGCGGGCGGCGCTGCGCGGCGTGCGGGGATCGCGCGGAGCGTGTTCCTGCGGCTCCAGCACGGCGTGCCCGAGGTCACGAAGGTCTGCCCGCCCGGCCCGCTCGGGCGTCCCCGCAAACCTCCCACGAAAGGACCGGACCATGCGCTTTGAGGTACGACGCGTCCGCGACGCGCGCTTCCCGCCCCGCGACGTGATCGACCGGGGCTACGATCTCCTCGCGCACGCGACCGACGCACCCTTGCGGGCCTCGGCGCTCGCGGGCGCGGTTCGAATGCGCTCCGGCCGACCGCCCCAGGAGCGCGTCGAGGTGCGCGAGGTGCCCGGCGTCGAGCTCGTGCACGTGGCGGCGCTCGCGTGGGCGTACTGGTCCGACGGCGCGCTCACCCGCGCCGAAGACCTCACGCCCCGGGCCGCGTGGCCCCAAGGTCTCTCCGACGACGCGACGGAGCTCATCGAGCGCGTGCTCCACTCCGAGGCCGGCGACCCGGTGGCGGGGTGGGCCGCGCTCGCCGACGTGGCGGCGGTGCTCGGCCGCGCGCGCCTCGCCACCGTCGAGGGGCTCGTCGTGGACGACCCGCCCGACGGCGTTGCCTGTGCCGAAGCCCTGCGCGTGCGCACGCGGGCGGGCGACGAACGCACGCTTTACACCTGGCACGCGGCCTTCGAAGGCGAGTCGCTCTTCGTGGTCTGCCCGACGCCCGCGTCGCTGCGCGCGGCGATCGAGGTCGAGTGGGTGGCGATCGATTACCGCGCCTCGACGCGGTAGCGCTACTCCATCGGCCCGCGGCGCGTCGGCACGGAGACGCCGCGGCGCATCTGGTCGTCCTCGTTGTGTCGCGTGACGGCCTGCGCGATCTGCCGCCCGTCGAGCATGACCTGCGTGACCGCCGTCACGGGCGGCGCGGGCGCGGGCTGTACGACGATCGGCGCGGGGCCCGAGGCCCGCGCGGCGGCGCCCTGGAGGGCGCTCCCCTGCGTGGTGGCGGCGGCCACGGCCGGGGCGCCCGCGGTCGAGCCCGCGGCGGCAGCCCGCGTTGCGTCGAGGGCCGCAGGAGCACCGGGGCCCGCCCCGAAGCGTTCGAGCGTCCCGACCATGCCTCCGAGCGCGGCCGGGCGGAGCGCCGCGGGCAGGTCGCGGTACGCGGCCACGATCTCGCGGGCGACGGCGCGCAGGGGCGCGAGCATGATGTCGGTGAGGTTGGTGAAGAACCCCCGCGCGAAGTTCCCGATCGCGGTGAGCTGCGTCTCGAAGTACGCCCGAACCGCCGTCCAGACCGGACCGAGCACGGTGAGCACGATCGCGAACTTCTGCGCGAGCCAGTTGAGCTCCTCGCCGAAGCGCTGGAAGAACCACATCTTCGCCTGGCCCCAGGCGAGGCGCAGGTAGTCCACAAGCGCCGCGAGGCCGATGCGGAAGTAGGTCCAGCCCTGCACGAAGGGCGTGATGAAGGTGCGCGCGCCGAATGCCGCGAGCCGCCCGAGGCCGACGACCATCCCCACGAAGAGCCGCTGGATGCCCGCCACGACCATCGCGACGCGCGTCACGACGACGTAGGTGAAGAGCACCACGAACGACACCGCGACGCGCACCGGCCAGAGCGCCTCCCAGAGCGCGCGGCCGAACGTGACGACGGCGGTGCGCACGCGCGTCCAGACCGCGTGGATCGCCTCGCCCGCGCGCTGCATGCGCAGCCGCCACGTCGCCGCGATCTCGTCGCTCTTGCGCAGGGCGATGGCGAGCTCGATGAACGGCCCGAAGATCACGTCCATCGCCGTCCGCAGCGCGCGCCACTTCGGCGCCGAGGACATGAGCCGGTCGGCGTTGCGGTACGCCCAGAGCGACGCGAGCGCGATGGCCGCGATGGCGATGGCGACGGCGGTGAGCACCGGGTTCAGCGCGGCGAAGCGGCCGAAGGAGCGCAGCATCGCCAGGAGCGCCGCCCCGGGCGAGCGGCCCACGAACTGTCCACTGAAGGGGTCGCGCCCCGGACCGAGGCCGCGCAGCACGGGCATCGTGAGCATCCCGGCCACGCGGACGGCGAGGAGCGCGCCCTTGAGCAGCACCAGGGACGTGACGATCCGCCCGAGCGCGCGGCCGAGCTTCTCGGCGCTCTCGCGGTTCAGGTCCCAGCGCTCGACCCCGAAGGCCGACGCAAGGCCCCGAAGGAGCCCGCCGAGCACCTGGGTCTGCTCGACGAACCCGGCCACGAACCCCGCCAGGAACGCGCGCACGCGGTCGCCCCAACGGGCGATGCGCTGCGCGAGCGGCCAGAGGCCACGCTCGACGAGCTTGTCCCGCAGCGCGCGCGGGATGTGCGAGATCCCGCGCGTGTCTTCGGTGGTGAGGAGCGCCGCGACGCCCTCGATCACGTCGCGCACGTTGGCGAGGAAGCGCCGCACCGGGGCCACGGCCCGCCCCCCGTCGCGCTCCCACCGCGCCGTCAGGTCCGCGAAGGCGCCCGTGGCCGGGGCGAAGAGGATCCGCACGAGGCGCACGACGGTCGAGAGCACGTCGCCGAGCGTCTTGGCGATCTGCCCCATGGACTCGCGGCTCATCGCACCCTTGAGCGAGTCGAGCACGTCGACGACCGCGGGGCCGATGTTCTCGTAGAGCTGCGTGTAGAAGATCGTGAGCGAGTCGGAGAGGTCGCTGATCTTCGCGGAGAGCGACGTCGCCGCGCGCGCCATGCCGCCTGAGAACCGGGCCTCCATGCCCTCGCGCAGCGCGGTGAGGATCTGCTCGGCGGGGATGCCGCTGCGCGCGATCTTCTGGATCTGCTGGTCGGTGAGGTGCAGCCGCTCCTTGAGGATGTCGAAGGCCGGGACGCCCGCGCGGACGAGCATGCCGAGCTGCCCGAAGGTCATGCGGCCCGCGGACCGGACGTTGCCGAAGACGCGGATCATGCGGTCCACGCCCTCGAACCCGGTCGCCGCGGTGAAGGCCGCGTCGCCCATCGTCTGAATGAGCCCCATGGACTCGCGCGCGTTGAAGCCGAAGACCTGCAACGTGCGGCTCGCGACGGCGAGCTGCTCGAACTCGAAGGGCTTCCCGACGGCGAAGTCTTGCAGCTCCTGCAAGTGCCGACGCGCGGCGTCGGTCGAGCCGAGGAGCTGGGTGAACGCGAAGGAGAGGTTCTCGATGCGCGCGCCCGACTCGACGCTCTGCGAAATCAGCGCGTGCATCCCCATCGCGACGCCCGTGGGGCCGCCGAGGGCGAAGCCGACGAGCGAGGACTGGCCCGCGAGCGCGCCGAGCGCCTGCACCATGCCGGTCGAGCCCGCGCGGAAGTTCTGGTAGAGGCGCCCGAACTCCTCGCGCACGCGCTGCGAGCGCTGGGTGAATTGGTCGCGCAGCGTGACGCTTGCGCCGAGTCCGAGCTCGTCGTCGTCCATGACGCCCCTCGCGCCGCGTCACCGCAGGAGCGCGGCGAGGGGGCCGAGCGCCTCGGCCTTGGCCTTGTTCTCCTCGGCAAGCTCCTCGGCGAGGGCGTGCACGTGCATCGCGCGCGTGGGGACGTCGAGCGCGAGCACCTCGTCGCGCGACCATGAAAGGTGGCGACCGAGCCAGCGCGCGTCGGCCTCGACGTTCAGAAGTCCAGCCGACGCGCCGCACGCCGGAAGAAAAAATCCGGGGCCAGATACACGTTCTCCCATCCCACGCGGTCGCAGTGGGGGCAGGCGACCTGCACCATCGTGGGGAAGCCGCCGAGCGGGAAGGGCCGCACGGGCGTCGGGGGCGGCGCGTCGGGGGCTGCCTCGACGGGCGGCGCGTCGACGGGCGGCTTGCCCGGCCACTCGACCACGGCGTGCATCTCGTCGAGGATCTCCGTGACGCGGCGCCACCACCGCTCGCTCCGTGGCGCATCGGTCGGGGCGTCGGGCGCGAGGAAGTGGCGCGGCACCATGAAGTCGACCACCTCGCGCACGGCGTCGAGCACGTCGCCCGGGAGGAGCATCACGTCGGCGATGCCGTGGGCCTGGCCGTCGAGGTGTGTGACCTGCACGAGCGCGTGGTCCCCGAGGCCCACGAGGTTCCGCGCGACGAGCTTCTGGTAGTCGTTCTGGTGGCGACCCGTCGCCCAGCGAAGCGTGAGCTCGACCGTGCGGCCGGTGCGCGACTCGACCCGGATCGTGAACGCGTCGAAGGCCGGGTACGGCACGTCGACGAGGGTGCGAAGGTCGAAGGTGATCTTGTCCGGCGTCGCGTCCTCCTTACGGCACCCGCACACGTGATAGAGGTCGAGCGAGGGCCCGTAGGTGAGGATGCGCGCCTCGGTGAGCGCGCGCAGCCGCGACCCCGCGCGCAGCCGCAGGAGCTTCGTCTCGTCCGCGCGCTCGTGGTTGAGCGCCACGACGCACTGGCGAAGGACGTCCGTCTCGACGTCGCCCTCGGGGACGCGCTTCTTCTCGGCGAGCGCCTCGGCGATGCGTTGGAGGTGCTTCTGGGAGACGCCGTTGAACGGCTCGATCTTGGCGGCGGTGCCGCAGGGGAGGGTCACGATTCGGTCGGTCATGGCCCTCGCGCGCGGTCAACCGTGCGCAGGAGGAGCGCCACGCGCGAGGTCAGCGCTCGGTCTTCTTCGCGAAGGCGATCTTCATCGAGCGCGTGATGGCCTTGTCGCCGCCCGACTCGAAATCCTGCGCGCCGGGGTCCGCGATCACGCAGCCGGTGAACGTGACCGTGCGGGCGACGGAGTTGTCCTGGCGGAGGATCTCGACGCGGATCGTGCGGCCCACGGACTCGGGCGTGCTCGTGGCGCGGTTGGTCGACGGGTCGCCGTGCTCGTTGAGCCACGTCTTCCAGTAGTCCATCGAGAGCCCGCCGTTGTCATCGTACCCGTCGAGCTCCAGGTCGTCGTACTCGCCCGTGCCCGTGGGGATGGGCGTCGGCGCGACGGTCCCGGCCGACTGGACCTTGGCGATCTTCGGCTTGAAGGGAGGGTTCTTGAACTTCGTCCACAGTCCGGCCGGATGGCCATCCAGATAGACCTGAAACTTACCCGAGACGAGAAGGTTGGTGGCTTGATCGACCTGGGCGGTCATGGCGTGCTCCTCGGCCCTCGCGCCGCGTCACCCACGCGCGGGGCCGAGGAAGCGAACGGCTACGCCGCCTCGGGCATCGGGGCGTCGTCGCGGAGCACCACGGCGGTGATGTGCTGCTCCTCGGAGGCGTCCTGCGGCACGACGTAGATGTCCACGTAGGTGTTGCGCGTGGTGCCCGCGGCGCCCGTGTTGTTCGTGTCGTTGCAGACCACGCGGTAGCGTGGGGCCTTCGTGGTCGCGTCCCGGGCGATCGACCCGCGCTTCTTCGCGACGCGCTCCATGTAGCCGTCGACCTGATCGGAGACCGTGTTCCAGAGGATGTCGTCGTTCGGCTGGAACATGTACCGCGCGATGGCCCCGTTCACGTCCTCGAAGATTTGCGTGACGAGGTTCACCGCGTGGAGGCGCGTGAGCTTCGACTCGGTGCGCTGGAGGGTCGTCTCGCCGAGGATCACGTAGCCGAACTTCTCGGTCTTCTGGACCGGGTTCACGCCCGCGGCGCGCATCTCCAGCACCTCGGCGTCGGAGATGTCGAACGCGAGCCGGAGCACGTCCGTCGTCGAGAGCACACCGAGCTCGGGGCCCGCGTGCGGATACCAGGGCCCCGACGCCTTGCAGCACCGGGCGTGCGTGGCGAGCACCTCGCCGTCGACCGGGATGAGCAGCTCCGCGCCCGTCACGGGGTCGGTCACGTAGTGCCAGCCCGCGTAGAGCGCGCCGAAGGCCGAGTCGTGCGCCGTGCCCGAAGCGTAGGGCGCCTCGCGGCGGCGCCATGCGATCGCATTCTGCTTCGACGTGATGTTCGACGGGATCGAGAGGACCGGCACGCAGTCCTTTCGTGCGGCGCACCAGGCGATGGCGTTGGCCGCCGCGTCGTGACCCGTGACGCCCGGCATCGCCACGAGGCGGAAGCCGTTGGTCGTCTCGAAGACGCGCAGCCCCGTGCGACCCGCCGACGAACTCCCGCCCGTGAAGTCGGTGTCCGCGAGCGACGTGAGGCCGTTGTTGCCGCCCGAGGGCGTGTAGGTCCCCGCGAGCGGCTGGTTGTTCGGCGCGGCGGTCGCCGAGGCGAGGTCCGTGGCGCGCAGGTACTGCGATTCGAGCCGGAGGACGTTCACCACGTAGCGCGCGTCGGTCGAGGTCATGGAGAGCCCGTCGTGCGTTTCGAGGAGCCGCCCGGTGGAGGCATAGATGCGGATGCGGAAGCGGTTCGTCGGGTCGACCGGGGACGTGTCGATCACGGCGTTGATCGAGTGCGCCCAGGTGCCGTCCGAGCTCCCGGTGAGCCGCAGCGTGTTCACGCTGGAGGTGGCCGCGCCCGCGTGCGTGCTGTTGTCGAAGCCGAGCACCGTGTCGAGCGTCGAGCTCGAATGCACGAGCACGGTCGAGCCCGTGCCCGTGGAGGTCGACTCGATGTACGGGTGGTTCGACCCGTCGGCCCCGGCCGCGCAGCCGGTCACGGCGGTCTCGACGATCGACTCGAACTCGGCCGCCGTCACGGCGTCGATGTCCACCACGTTCGAAGTGCCGAGCTGCGCCCCTGCGCCGGACGTGAGTCCGAGCGAGGTCAGCACCGCGGCCGACGAAGAGGCGTGAACGGTGAGGGTCGCCCCGCTACCCTTCTGGTCGGTCGTGACGCGGAGCTGGCCGCTTGCGTCCTCGGTGTAGATGCCGGGGCACTGCGTGTCGATCGCGTTGCGGAAGGTCGCGAGCGAGTTCTCCGAGCCCGCGAACGTGATCGTGCGCTGAACGCCCTTCACCACGAGGACGAGGACCTCCCCGGCCGTGACGGCGGAGAAGGTCGCGCCCGTGCCCGTCACGCGCGCGGCGAACCCGTTGAAGGTCGCAGTGGCGTTCGAGCCACCGTCGATCGCGACGACGAGCGTGGAGGCGTGCGTGAGGCGCAAGGGGAAGGTGGCCGTGCCCGTCGAGCGCCCGCGGCCCGGCGTGGTCGAACGGTCGGGCACGTTCACCAGCGCCGCGGCGCTGGTCTTCGTCGACGGGTCGGTCACGTCGGTGAAGTGCACCGTGCGCGAGATCAGAAGGTGGCACCCCGCGTCGAGCGCGCGCTTGATGCAGTGGGCCTCGACGCGACCGCCGAGGAAGCCCCCGTAGAGGCCCTGGAACTCGGGCCACGACGAGACGCGGCGATACTCGCCGATCGGCCCCTTTTCGGTCACGGCGACCACCGCGGCGAGGCCGCGCTGGGGCAGGGGGATGAAGGCGCTCTTGTCGACGATGTTGTTGTACTGGCCTGCGATGGCTCCCATCAGCGGTATCTCCTCGGCGCTCACGCGCCCGTCACCCGCCGCGGGGGAAGGGTCACGCAGGCGCGCTGGAAGGCGCGGGCGGGAGCGGGTCGCGTGGTGCCTCGGCAGGCTCGTTCGCGTAGCCGGTCATCGCGCGGAGGTCCCGCACGCGGGCCTCGGCCCGGTCGAGCGATTCCTGCGCCACCGCGAGTTCACGCTGGGCTGCGTCCCTTCCCCGGCGTGCGGTCTCGGTTTGCGTGACGGCAACGTGGAAGAGTGCCTTCGCGATCTGCTGTACGGGGTCGTCCCACGCGGCGCGCAGCGTGAAGGAGGCGAGCTGCGCGCCGTCCTTCAGGAGCACGTAGACCGCATTGGCGTGGAGGGTGAACACGACCTCCTCTTCGGGCACTCCGGCCAGTTGCGCGGCGTGCTCGCGCAGACCGTTGAATTCATCGACGAGCGCGCGTCTCTCCGGCTCGACCGGCGTGACGTCGGCGGCGTTGAGCACGGCGCCGCGGAGCATGTCCGTGACCTGCTGACTGAAGTTGTGGTTGCGTTCCGTCATGCGCCTCGCGGGCGGTCAACCGTGCGCACGCGCGGGCGCTACGGGAGCTCGTTCACGCCCTGCGGCCGGACGATGGCGGCGGTCATCACGGGCACGGTGCGCGACGCCGACGGGTACTCCTTCACGTCGTAGAGCTTCACCTCGCCCACGGCTTCGAGCACGTCGGCCGCGGAGAACGCCCGGCGCTGCTTCGAGGGGGCGAGCATGGTGCGCACGTCGAGGCGCGCGCCGTCGATCTCCTTCACGCGCTTGGCCCACCGCTGGAAGCGCGTGATCCCGTTGAAGAGCTGCGCCTGCGGCGTGACCCCGGCCGGGGTGTAGCCCGCGCGCACGGCCCAGAGCACCGTGAAGGTGAGGTCGTAGAAGCTCGGCCAGTCGCGCACGGTGGCGTTGCCCGCGTTCGTGTCCGTCGCGAGCACCTCGCGGGCCTTCTCGGCGCGGCGCGTGACGTTCTCTTCGAGGTCCGGGCCGAAGAGGAAGAGCACCGGCCAGGTGTAGGACTGCGGCTCTCCCGCGTTCGCGCCCGAGAGCTCGACCACGGACGAGAGCTTGCGGAGGTGGACATTCGCCGCGCCCCCGGCGACCCACGGCGCGAGGGCGGTCTCGGGCGCGACGACGGCGGTGGCCTCGGCGCGGAGCGACGTGAGGAGCGCCCGCGTAGCGGAATCAAGACCCATCGTCGGACTCCTCGGGGATCGCCGCGTGCGTCACGTCGGGCAGCGGGAGCGCGAGCGCGCGCCGCGTGGTGTGCGGCGGCGGGGGCGGGACGGACGCGGGCAAGGGCGGGGGCTGCACGGTCACGCGCGGGAGCGGCCGAGCGGGCGTGGCGCGCAGCGAGCGGTGCGCCTCGGCGGCGCGCACGAGCCGGTCCCAGGCGTCCCACGAGAGCCAGCGGACGTTCTCGCCGACCACGAGGTCGTCGGGGTGCGCGCGCGCGTACTGCACCACGTCGGCGAGCCCGTCGCGGCTCACGGACAGCGCGAGCCCGATCTCGGCGCCGCGCTCGACGAGCTTCAGGCCGCCGAGGTCGGCGATCAGCACCTCCACGATGTCGGGGCTATCGGCGGGCATCCTGGGTTCTCCTCAACGTGCGCGCGCGGACGCGACGAACGTACACGAACTGCCGATGAAGCCAGCGAAGAAGGTCCGCGCCGAGGGCGCGTCTGCGGCGGGCGGAGCCGGGCTGATGGGGGGCGGTCACGCCCCTCGTGGCCGCGTCAATCGACGCCCGCGTGCGTGCCCTGCCAGCGGGCCTCGGCGTCGGTGAGCTGCACCTCGGCCGCGCGCCAGCGGACGACCCGGTCGACGAAACGGCCCACGTCGCGCGCGTACGCGTTCGGCGCGCACCGGCCTCCGGTGTTGAACCGGGCATAGGCCCCGTCCCACGTGCGGCACTCCGCGTAGCGTCGCGCGAGGGAGCGCGCGGCGACCTCGGCCTGCACGCCCATGGTGGCCGCGTGGCGCATCACCCCGCAGAGCCGCGCAGGGCGTCGGCTCGTGCCCGCGCCCGACTCGTTCAGGCACACCCCGAACACGTGCTCGACCGGCACGCCCTCGGCGCGGGCGGCCTCATCGAGGAACGCCACCGTGAGCGCGGTCGGCGTGCGGTGTTGGTGCAGGTAGGCGACCACGCGGTCGGCCTGGTCGGGCGTAAGGGCGTGCGCGGGGCCTTGGAAATGCAGGGCCGCGGCGACGATGAGATCCCATCGCATGAGACACCTCCGTGTGCCTCACGCAGCGCGTCACCCCCGCGGCTCGGGCGAGCGGTCAGGCGCCGTCGCGTCGTGCACACCGTGGGCGAGCGCGGGGAACCCGAACTGGTAGAGGAGCTCGGAGAGGGGGTGCGCGACGAGGTTGTGCGGGAGCCACTGGAGGCGCAGGGGCAGGGCGCCGAGCGCGCGCTGAAGGCGGGTCGGCGACGGGACGACGGACGCGCCGAGGTGCCGCGCAAGCGCGTCGAGCGCGCCCGCCTCGTCGGCAGCGGGGACGCCGGTCTCGGCGCGGAAGAGGAGCGGCCGGTCGCTCCACGCGCCGGGCACGGTCGGGTCGCGCACGGTGGCGAGGGCCTGCCACCCGCGCGCGTCGCGGAGCGTGAGCACCGCCACGCTCACCTCGCGCCCCGCGTGACGGCGACGGAGCGCTCCGCGGACGGCTTCACGAAGGTCTTCGGCGCGGCTCACGAGTGGCCTCGTCCCGCGCGTCGGTACGCGACCAGGGCCACGACGAGCAGCGCGACGAAGATCGACCCGCGCCCATCGCCGCGGGCCCCAACGTGCCCCACGGCGCAGTCGACCGGGTCGAGCGGTTCGGACGAGTCCGGCACGTGAGGCACGACGTGATCGAGGCGCACAGGCGCGGTGCGCGCGGAGGGCGTCGGGATTGGCACCGCGACAGCGGGGGAGCGTGCGACCGGCACCACCGCGACGGTGCGTCCGGTGGGTCGAACGGTCGGCACGACCACAAGTCGCCGGGGCGTCGCGGTGGGGGGCGGGGTGCGCACGACCGCGGGGGCGGCAGGCCGCGGCGGCGTGGCGACGGGCCGAGCGCCCCAGGCCGAGCTGCCGAAGCTCCCGCCCGTGCGTTGGGCGTGGGCGAGGCGGAGCTCGAGGAGGAGGGGAACCACGAGCAGGGCGGAACGGAGGTTCATGGCAGCACGGGCCTTTCGCGGAGGTGGCGCATCACGCGGACGTGACGCTCGCGGAGCGTGAGGGGCGAGAGCACGAGCGGCGCCTGCTTCTCTGCGCAGGGGCCTTTCGTCGCGCGCTCGATCACGAGCCGCACGGGGAGGAGCGGGTCGGACACGATCGGCGCGCAGTGGTCGAGGAGCGCGCGGCACTGCGCGTAGAGCTCGTCGCAGCGCGCGCGCACGGCCGGGTCCTTGTCGTCGCCGAACACCACCACCGTGCCGTCCCAGAACGTGAGGCTCGATTCGCACACGCCGTCGAGGCGCACGCGCACGTTGCTACGGGGGAGCCAGTACGCGGGGTTCGTGAGGCAGGGCGGCAGGCGCCCGCGCGCGAGACGTCGAGCCGTGCGGGTGAGCCACCCCCCGCAGCCGTGCGGCAGGGCCCACAGCGCCCACCGGACAATGACCTCGCCCTCGTCGGTCGGGAAGGCCGCGCGGAACGCGGCGACGGCTTCGGTCTCCTGCCGTTCGTGAATCGCGCGCACCCCGGCGAGGTGGTCCCGCGCGCTCGCGTCGAAGTGCGCGACACGCGCCGCGCCCTCCTCGGTCGTCATGGGCTGAACAAAGCCCGTGCGCACGAGGAGCGGCACGTCCCGTTCGAGGCGCTGGTTGTGGCGCTTCGCGTGGCGCGCGCCGCGCTTCTGGAGCGCGAGGTCGACCGTCTCGCTCACGGCACCATGCCCTTCTGGCGGAGGAACTCGCGCCACGGCAGGTAGTGGCCCGTCGCGGGGCTCCAGAACCCCCACGACTGCACGACGGGCCCCGTGGCGATCAGCGTCCAGCACGTCCCGCGGTCGAGCTCGACGCGGTGGAAGGAGTGGGGCGCGAGGACGTTGAACTGCCCCGGTTGGTAGCGCCGCACGTCGACGCGGTCGCCCTGCGGGGTCCAGGCGCGGCGCTCTTCGAGGTAGCCCGCGACGAGGATCAGGGAGAGCGCGTACCAGGGGTGGTTGTGCAGCTCGCGGTCCTCGTCGCCCCGCACGAAGTGGTGCAGGTACACCCGCCCCCGCGTCGGCCCGAGGTCGAGGAGCGTGTAGCGTTCGAGGTAGGTCGAGCCGTCCTGGCCGACGATGCGCTGGAGCGGGAGCCGCGCGGCGACGCGTTCGCAGAGGGCGCGGAGGAGGTCCATGTCCCTCCGCGCGTGGTCAACCGTGCGCTCCCTTGCGCGCGAGGATCGCACGAGCCTTTGCGCAGTCGACGTCGGTGAGCCCGACGGCGAGGTCTGTGCGGACGAAACGTGACCACGGCACGCGCAGGAGCTTCAGGTCGTCGAGCACGACGTAGCGCTTCACGCGCGGGTGCTTCCGCAGCCACGCGCGGATCTCGTAGCCGCGCCCCTTGCGCACGCGCTGGTCGTCTTCGAGCGGGAGAGGGTTGGCCTCGGGCGTCGCGCCGAGCACGGGGGCGGTGAGGCCCGCGTCGCGCAGCACGCGCTCGGTGTGGTCGAGGTACGTCTTCCACGACGACGAGATCACGATCGACGCGCCCGTGTCCGCGCAGAGCTGGTTCAGCCGCGCGACGCACGCAGGGTCGATCCAGTCGACGGGCTTCGTCGTGCCGAGGCGGGGCGCGAGCGCGGCGTACCACTGCGTGTGGTTGAGCACCCCGTCGATGTCGAGGAAGATCACGAGCGCGGTCATGTCCCTCCGCGCACCGTAAACGCGCGGTAGGCGAGGTGCGCGAGCGCGGCACGGAGCGGCGCGTCGAGGTTGTCCTCGCCTGGGTCGTCGTCGCCGAGGAGGAGCTGGCGCGCGAAATACTTGGTCGTCCACGCGCCCTTGCGCAAACACGCGCGGAGCATCGCGCCGCGGTTTGTGTCGAGCTGCTCCACCAGTGCGGCACCGAGGGCGAGCGTCTGCGCGTCGAGCGCGCTGTCGTCGATCGTGGCGAGCCAGCGGATGAAGTCGTCGGGGAGCGCCTCGGGATCGTCGAGGGGGAAGTCGGTGCGCATCAGAACAGACCTTCGTGGTAGGGGTGGGGGTCGGGCTCGACGATGGCGATGTGGCCCACGTAGGCGCCGTCGGCCGCGAAGAGCTCGACGTGGGCGGTGAGGAGGTCGAGCTTCACCTCGAACGCGTCGCGGTAGCGGCGGTGGACGATCGCGCCTTCGAAGTCCTCGTACGGGTCGCCCGAGGCGGGCAGGGGGACCGTCGCGACGATGCGCTCGCCCGTGACCGCGTGCGTCCACGTGTGGCGCCAGCGGAACTCGGTCGCGCGTGCGATCCCGTCGCCCTCGCGCAGCGTGTGCTCGAACGGCCGACCGTGCACGTCGGGCGCGTCGTCTCGCGGGAGCTTCCCCGCGGTGGCGGGGCGCTTCGGCGGGGGTGCGGGCGGTGAAGGACGCGGGTGCAGGGGCTCTTCGCCCGCGTGACGGCGCGGGTTCTCCGCGCAGCGTGGCGCGTAGTGACCGGGCTTCTGGCAGACGCTGCAAAGCCGCGTGCTCACACGTCGTACTCGCTGCCGCCCTGATCGAACCACGGCATGTACCAGGGGAGGTCCGTGGGGAGGTCCGGCCAGAGCGGCGCGAGCCACGCGAGGTCTTCGAGTCCTTTCTGGCGCTTGCGCAGGGCCGTCCAGAGCGCCCAATGGGCGCGCTCCTGCTCGGCCACGGGCACGACCCTCACCCGACCGGGTTGCCCCGTGCGGTCGGCGTAGCGGGCCGGGACGACCACGATGTATCGGTTCCAGTCGTCGCGCCCCATACGGAGCCGCACGAGGAAGCGCCAGCGTGGCGGGAAGAGGGCGCGCAGCTCGCGCAGGAGTTCGTCCGGGTCGCGCGGCGGGAAGACCTTGGCGTAGAACGCCTCGACGCGTGCGGTCTCCTCCGGCGTCCGGGCCTCCATCACGCCGCCCGCCCCGATGCGACGGTGAACAGGTAGTCGAGGAAGTCGTTCACCTCGTCGTCGCCATCCTCGACGCGGAGCGTGTCGTCGTCCTCGATGAGCAGGAGCCCCGCGTCGGTCGCCGTGATCATCACCGAGTGACGGCCGAACGCGCGCACGTCTTCGGGGCGCTCGTTGCGCCCGTAGGTGAGGTAGACCTTGTGGCGCAACGCCCACGACGAGTTGCCCTGCGGGAAGAGGTGGTGCAGTACACCCGGCTGGATGGGCGCGGGGTTGCGCCGGTTCAGGTGCGCGAGGAGGCGCTCGGCGGCGGTCACGCGGGCTCGCCCTTCGCGATGCGCAGGAGCCGCTGGAGGTACGCCGTGATCGCGGGGTCCGCGTCCTCGCGCAGAAAGAGAGCGTTGTCCTTGATGAGGAGGGCCCCGGCGTTCGGCCCCGAGAGGAGCAGAAGATCGCGACCGAAGGCTTGCGCCGCGGCACGGTCGTCGTGGTGCGGGGACCACGTAAGATAGACCTTGCGCGTCTCCGCCCAGGCCGGGTCGCCGGGCGGGTGAAGGTGGCTGAGGCGGTTCGGCGGGAGCGGCTCGGCCGGGTTGAGCGCGTGGATGTGCGCGAGCAGCCGTTGTGCGCACGTCGGCGCGGGCGGCTCGGTCGGCGGGGTCATGGGTCGCTTGGTGCGGGCGCGCGTCATGGGGCCTCGATGGGAAAGAGGGGCTTGCGTCGGTCGTCACAGAGCCGCACCGCCGCGCACTCCGCCGCGCACACGAGCCCGTACGCGGCGGCCACGGTCGCGACGCCGACCAGGGCGCCGACGAGCACGGTGCGCAGCCGCAGCGGCGGGTCGGGCGCGGTGGGCGCGGCGGGGGTGCGGTAGGGCGTCACGGGAGGTCTGCCTCTTCCCGTCGCGCCTCGATCGCGCGGAGCGCTCGTGCCCTCCGCCGCTGCCAGCGGCGATGTTCGCCGAGGTAGAGCGTCACGAGGTACGCGGTGAAAAACACCAACCAGAACGCCACCGCGAAGCGCGGCCAGAACTGGCCGACGCCGAGGATCAGGTTCCCGAGCAGGAGGACCGGCGCGACGAGCGCGAGCGGGTACTTCCGCACCACGCTGCACGCGGTGGGGTGTGGCGTCGTGAGCACCTCGCGCTCGTACGCGTCGGCGTCGGGCGGGGGCGGCGGGAGGGCGCTCATCGGTCGTCGCCTCCGTCGTGGTCGCGCGTCGAGCCCGTGCGCCGCGGATCGCCGAGCACCGCGTCCCCGTCGAGCCCGGTCGAGCGGAAGAACGCCGCGGCGAGTTCGTGCATGCCGTCGAGGACGTCCTTGACGAACGCGGCCTCGTCGCGGTCGGCCCGGCAGACCGTGACGCCGAGAACGCGCGCCGTGTCGAACCGGTCGATCACGAGCTCGACGACGGCGCCCGTGCCGAGCCCCGCCCGCGCGAGGGTGTCGAGGATCTGCCGGAGGCGTCGGTTCTCGTGGAGGAGTTCGCGTGCGAGCTGGCGCACCTCGGCCTCCGGCATGGTGTCGGTCGTCTCGTTCTTGGTGGTGGTCATGCGTCCTCCCGGGCCCACGAGGGCAGGGCGATCTCGATGCGCTGTTCGGTCTGGTTCACCCAGCGCGGCATCACCCCGAGGGTGAGCATCTGCACGAGCGGGGCGTAGGGGTTCGGCATCGCCGCGAACGGCCGCCCGACGAGCGCGTCGGCGAGCGGCGGGAACGCGCGGTCCTCGGGGGCGAGGTCTTCGTTCGGCGGGACGGTCGCGCCCTCCGCGACGAGCCGTTCCCACTCGGCGAGGCTCGCGAGGAATCCGTCGAGGTACTGTGCGAGCTTCTGCGTGTTGCCGTCGGCCCATTCGAAGTGCCGAGCGACGGAGGCGACGCGGCGAGGTTCCCACCCGCGCGCGAGGCGGACCCGTGCCACCGCATCGGCGACCGGCGCGAGCACGGAGAAATCCATGCTCCGCACGGCCCACCGGAGCGGCCGGAACGACCACGCCACGCCGAGGAGCGGGGTCAGGCCCCACGCGACGAGCGCCTCGTGCAGCGCCCACGCCTGGGCCTCGACCGCGCGCACCGTCTCGGCGGCGCCCGCGAAGAACGCGAGGTCGGCGCCGTGGGCGGGGTAGGTCGCGAGCACGGGCTGGCCGAGACCGCCCTGCTTCGGACGCTGATCGAGGAGCACGGAGGCGGGCACCGCGCGCGTGCCGCCGTTCATGAGGCCGAGCAGCACCATGCGGTCGTACGCTTTGGCCTCCGACGGCTGCACGTACACCCGCTCGATCGCGTCGAGGCGGTCGAGCCAGCGGAACGTGCGCCGGAAGTGCGGGCGGTCGAGGCGCGGCAGAAGGTCAGCACGCCCGCACGCGGCGAAGGCGTCGGCGGGGTCGAGCTGCGCCATGCGGACGAGTTCGAGGAGTTCGAAGTGCGAGCGCAGGGGCGAGGTCTCGATCCCCGCGCGATCGGCGAGCACCCGGACGACCGCGGGGAGGTTCGCGGGGTTCGGGCGGTAGAGGTCGAGCGCGAGGTCGCCCACCGGCCGCGCCACCCCGATCGTGCGCAGGAGATCCTGCGGGTCGAGCGTTTCCGTGTCCATCACGTCGCCTCGCGCGCGAAGAGCTCGAACCAGGCCGCCACCGCCGCGACGTCGAGGTCGTCTTGATGCTTCAGGGCGGGGTCCGCGTCGGGGGCGGGGACGCGCAGTCGCGACTCGGCGTCGAACGAGAGCGCCTCGAACCGCTCCACGCCCACGCGTTCGTAGATCGCATCCAGCACCGGCCGTGCGTCGGGACCGAGGCCCCCGGCCACGCCCAGGCGGACACACGCGGTGTGGAAAGCGAGTTGGTCGACGAGCACGTCGCGGACGACCTCGGCGACGTTCAGGTCGCGCCCCTCCCCGCGTGAGAGGTCGAGGAGGACATGATCCACCACCTCGGCGTAGCGAACGCACGCGCCCCACGCCGACGCATCGAGAAGGGCTTGCGTTCGCGTCGCGGGGTTGAGCTGGAGCACGATCTCCACGTCGGGCCACCGCTCGCGGAACCATCGGATCGGGGCGACGAGGGGGCGTTCAACGTTGAGCTGGAGCATTCGAAGACGCGGCACCGCCCGCACGAGGCGGGCGAGTTCCTCCCCGAGCTCCGCGCCACTCGCGCGGGTGTTGTAGTGAACGGCCGACACGAGACCGAGCGCGTTCGCCTGCTCGACGAGTCGGCGCGCGCCGTCGAGCGTCGGGTAGCGCCGGTTCGTGGTGGGCTCGCCGCGCAGGGTCTTGGCGCTCACGAGCACCGCCGCGACGAGGCGACGGGGGGCGTAGCGCGGGGCGAACGCGGGCCATGTGGCAGGCGACCGATCACGGAGGCGGGCCGCGAGCGCGGCGAGCTGCGACGGGCGCGTGAAGCCGGTCGCGGCGACGTAGGGAGAGGGGTGCTTCATGCCCCTCGCGCGCCGTCAACCATGCGCACGATTGCGCTACACGATCACCACCGGAGCACGGGACGGAGCTCGCGCTTGAGCGCCGCGCGCACGAGGCCGCGGGCGCGTCGGAGCCCGGGGCGCACGAAGGGCCGCGGCGGGATCGCGATGTACTCGGTCGCGGCGGAGAGGTGCAGCCCCTCGGCGTGGAGGTAGGCGCGCATCCGATCGGTCACGGCGATCGTGCAGCCGTACTCCTGCACGCGCGCGACACGCCCGAGCGGGCCCGGGGCGATCCCCGCCCAGACGACGAGCGCGTTCCCGCGCGGCGTGACGCGGAACGTGAGCGCCTGTTCGAGCTCCCCGCCGACGAGCGGTCGGTCCGAGCCCTTCGCTTCGGCCGTGAAGGGGTGCAGGCGCGGGAAGCTCCCGCCCATCTCGACCCGGATCGCCTGGGCGACCTCGGGGCCGAGGCGAGCGCCTGCGCGCGCGACCGCCGCGCGCATTTCACGGTCGAGGTTCGCGAACTTCTTCGCGGCCTTCTTCCAGTCGCCGATCAGTTCCACGGGCGTGTCTCCGTCGCGGCGCGGGCGTGGTGGTCGAGGAGCGCGAGCTCGGCGCGCAGCGCCGTCTGGCGTCGGAGGAGCACGCCGCGCTGCGGATCCTCGGGCGACGTGACGCGGAGGAGCTCGGTCGTGAGCGTGAGCTGCGCGTCGAGCATCGGGCGGTCGGCGGGCATCAGGGGTCGCCCTCGGGGGTGAAGAAGGCCCAGCGGTGGTAGGTCCGCCCGCGGTACGTGGCGTGGTCTTCGAGGCGCGTGACGCGATGGTTCACGGTGCGACCCGCGATCGACGTGATCCGGTCGCCGACGTGAAGCGTGACGCCCGCCGCGTCGAGCGCGTCGATCTCGCACACCAGGTGCCCCTCGGTCTGCGGGACGGGCGAGGCGCCGCCCGCGGTCATGCGGAGGCTCTGCCCCTTCGCGGTCTTCACCTGGGCGCGCACCGTGACGGACGTCGTCGCGACCGGGCCCGCGGGCTGCTCGTAGACGGCGTCGACGGTCGTGCCCGCGCCGTTCACCTGGGCGAGCACCACGTCGACGGGGTGGATGAGGCGGGGGATCATGCCATCGACCCCCCCGGCGCCCGGCCGTACATCGCGAGCACCACGTCGATGTCCGCGTCGCCCGTGTTCCCGCCCTGCCGCCACGCCCCGGCCGCGCCGGGGATGCCGCCCGCGAGTTCGTAGCTGTGGCCGTCGGTCGTCTCGCGGTACACGCGCGCGGCCTGCCGCTCGGACTGCGCCGTGGCGTCGCCGAGGAGCCCGAGGCTGCGGATGGCGAGGCGAAGGCAGACCTCTTGGATGGCCGGCGGTGCGCTCGTGCCGTTCGCCTCGACGAAGCCGAACGACCCCACCACGGTGATGTTGCGCATCCCCTCGGGCCAGCGCGCGGCGTCGCTGCCGTAGGCGAACGACGAGGGCTTGCGGCCGAGGCGCGGGTTGCGACGTTGGTGCTCCTCGTCGGTGTAGAGGCCGTCGACGATCACGTCGGCGAGGGCGAGCGCGCCGTCGTCGAGCGACACGCTCGTGAGCGTGATCACGGGCGCGGGCAGCGCGAGCCAGATTTCGCCGTTGCCCGAGAGCCGGAGCGTGCGCGCGCGGGGCTCGAAGAAAAGCCCCGTCACGGTGTCGATGTAGCGGCTGGCGTTGTCGAGGAGGGTTTGCAGGCGGAGATCGTTCGCCTGCTGGGTCGTGATGCCCTCGGCGCGGGCCTGGGCGAGGGAGGCGTAGCTCATAGGGGCTACACCTCCGCGCGAGTCATCCCGTGGGCCCGCTCGGGTCGGCCGACGGGGCTGCGTTGCCGCCGTTGCGGTTCCGGGCGCGCGCGGCCTGGGCGCGGGTCATCTCGGGGGTGGGTGTGGTGGGGGTGGGTGTGGTGGGGGCGCTCGTCTCGGGGGACGGGGGCGCAGGTTCGTCGGCGGGCGGGCTTGCGTCGGACGAGGGCGAGGCGCTCTCTTCGATCGACAGCGCGGGACGACCGTTGTGCTCCGCCCCCTCGATCTGGAGCGCCGGGAGCTCGGTCTTCTTCGCGCGGCCCCGCAGCGCCTCGGGGATGTCCTCGTACCGCGCGAAGAAGCGGAACTGCTTCTCCTGCCGCTTCACCGTGCCGTCGCGCTCGTCACGGATCGGGTAGTCATGCGAGAGGAACGTCTGCGCGACCTCGTACGGGATGGGCACGTTCGGCGCGGGGTTGGCCTTCGACCAGCGGACGGGAGGGTTCACGAGTTCGTAGTTGCCGCCGTGCTGCATGACGGCGAACACAGTCTTCGGGGTGGCCATCGGGGGGTGATCCTTTCGCCGTTCGTGCGCGCGTCAACCGCCGCGTGCGCGCCAACGGGGCGCCGTGCGTGCGCGTGAACGGATCGGATCGGGAGCGAGGGACGTGCGCGGCGACGGACGCCGCCGCGCGGGGTGGATCAGGCTTCGGCGCGGACGTTGGTGGCGACGCAGGCGGCCTCTTCCCACTCCACCTGAAACGCGAGGTCGAAGTCGATGGTGATGTAGAGGGCGTTCTCGCGGTAGACGACCTCCGTGTTCACCGTCACCTCCTGCCACCACCCGAGCACGAGGTTCTTCGGGTTGCAGAAGAGGATCGACGACACGTCCGGCGTGCCCGCCGCGACCGGGAGCGTGCCGAGCTGGATCACGGGCGAGCCCGCGTGCGGCGGGAGCGCCGAGTCGATCATCGCGCGCTCGGCGACGGAGGTCACGCCCTGCGCGACCTGCTCGCGCCAGCGGTCGCCCGCGTACTGCTGGACGTAGTACTCGTAGCCGCCCATCTGGATGTACTTGAGCGGGATCGTGCGACGGATCGAGTTGAGCCGCGCCTCGGTGAGCTCCGCGTTCGAGAAGTTCACGACGTTGGTCGTGATGCGCTTGAGCCACCCGTCCTGCTGCGAGCGCGCGGCGAGCCGCGGCGTCGAGGTGCCGAGGGTCGTGTCCGACTCCAGCGCGATGTTCTCCAGGTTGGGCGCCATCGACGTCATGATGGCGTCCATGAGGACGTTCACGAAGCCGTCGCCCTTGATGTTGTGCTGGAGCGCACGGAGGCCCACCTTGACCTGAATCTGGTGGTGCTTCGCCGTGAGGCGCAGGTCGGTCGCCGTGGGCGCCACGCGCGAACCCGACGCCATCGCCGTCGCGTCGCCCGGGTCGGCGCGGATGATGTCCTCGCCGAGGTTGAGCTTCGGCAGGTCGAAGGTCGGCGTCGGCATCTGAACCACGCGCACCTTCGGGAGGAGCTTCGCGGTGTTCACCGCCGTCATCATGAAGTCGCGGGCCTTCTCGACCGGAAGGAGCCCACCGCCGCCCGGCAGCGCACCGCCCGACAGCACCCAATCTGCACGCTTCTTGACCGCCTCACCCTGGAGGCGTTCCTCGTTCGTCGTCATCTCCTCATCCTCCGGCGCGAAGCGCGCCTCGTGCGAAAACCTTTGACCGTCGCTCCTCGCGTCGGCGTCACCCGTTCGGGCGGAACTCCGCGGGGATCACGTGTTCGGCGAAGCCTGCCCAGCGCGACGCGGGCTGCGGCGGGGTCGCAGGGGCCTCGCTGCCCCGCTCGATCGACTGCGCGCGGGGCGGTGCGGGCGCCTCGGCGAGCTCCTGGGCGCGCTTCTCGGCGGCGGCCTGCGCGCTACGGGCCTCGGCGAGCTCCGCCTTGAGCGACGTGAGCTCGGCGTCGCGCGTGGCCAGCGTCTCGGCCGCGGTGCGGCCCTCGGTCGTCAGGGCCTCGACGCGCGCGCGCAGCTCCGCGAGCTCGGCGGGGGGCTCGCCCGCGGGCTCCTTGGCGGCACGCTCGGCACGCTCGCCCTCCTCCTCGCCCTCGCCCTCGCCGTCGGCCGTGTCCTCGCCACCGTACTCATCGACCATGGACTGAAGGTCGTCCGCACACGCGCGGGCGTGATCGCGACAGCCCTTGATCCGGTCCATGTTCTTCTTCGACAGGCTCTTGCCCGCGCGGGCGTGGAGCGTCGCGGCCTTGGCGCGGAGCGCGTCGATCACCGCGCGCGACTCCACCGTCGCGGCCTCGGCCGCGAGGTCGACCAGCACGACGCGGAAGTCGTCGAGGCAGGCGACGAACGAGAGGATGCGCTCTTCGAGCGTGCCCGGACCGAACCAGGCGCACTCGTAGTAGCAGCTCTCCATCAGGTAGAACGCCGACCCCATCGCGTCCATGACGGCCCACTTCGCGCTGTTGGCGTCCCAGACCTCCTTGAACATCGACACCTCGGCGCGCTTCTGCGCCGTGCGTCGCGCCGCAACCGTGGCGCGCAGCGCCGCGTCGACCGACGCCACGTGCTCAGGGTCGAGGCGCGCGGCGGCGCGCGAGCGCGTCCCGCCCGCGACCAGCCGCGCGAACTCGTCGCGCATCGCCTGGAGGATCGAGGCGCCGTCGGCCGGTGCCGCGTCGGTCGCCGTGGGGGTCTCCGTCGTCACGGTGGCGGCGGGGGCGTCCGTGCGCCCTTCGGCCGCGAGGGGCGGCGGGGGCGTGGCCGGGGACTCCGTGACAGGGGTCGTCGTCGCGGGCGCTTCCGCGCGCGTCTCAGGGGCGGTGGGGGCGTCGTCGTCGTTCGGCATGGGTTCCTCGCACCTCACGAGCCGCGTCACCCGCCCGCAGTCGGGCGGCGGCTCGCTCGCCTCGGCGCGGAACTCCACGGCGCGGAAGGGCTGGCGGATCGCGGGCTTCTCGACGAGCGAGAGGAAGAGCGGCGTCGGGTCGACGATCTCGCCCGTGCGCACCTTGCCCGCGCCCTCGATCGTGAGCGTGACGGGCTGGATCTCCGAGACGAACTCGATCGAGTAGCCCTTGATCTTCTCGTCCGCGAGCTGCTGGAGGATGCCGGGGTCGTAGACCTCGCTCGTGACGACCCACACGTCGGCGGGGAACTCGGGGTGCCCCTCGGAGGTGAGGTAGCTCTCGACGATCGTGCCGACCGTGCCGTGGTCGTGGTGCGCGTCCACGCCGCCCGTGCCGCGCTTCAAGAACGTGTGCGCGAACTTGCGGAGCGTGTCGCGCCGCATCCACGTCTTGTACGTGTCGATGCGCAGGCTCGCGTCTTCGGCGCTGATCGCGCCCTTCTCGGGCGGGTCGAGCGCGGGGTACGCGATGCCGGTGACGAGCGCGCGGGCGCCCTCCTTGCGGACGCGGACGAGATCGAACGAGACGCGGGTGTGCTTCACGCGCCTCGCGTGCGTGTCACCCGAAGCGAGAGAGGATCACGGCGGCGGGACGTTCGTAACCGTGCGCACGGTTGACGCACACGCAAGGCGCATGAACATCTCCGCAACGGGAGACGAAGACCGATGAACCTGAAACGACGCCCGAGGACGCTCAAAATCCGCCCGTTCGTGCCGTGGGAGGGGCGCTACTTCAAGCTCCCCGAGGCACCGCGCGACCACAACGGCGATTCCCTCCCCGACTTCGCCGTCGACGCGCCTCTTCACCGTCTGGAGGACATTGTGGATGGGATCGCGACGACGTCCGTGGAGGAGTCCGAGACCTACGACGAGGTTGCGGAGATCCTGGCGGTCGAACAGGCGGCCGAACGCTACCTCGATCGTGTGCTCCCGAAGCACGTTCCCGTTCCCTTCACGGTGAGCCTGTACCGCTGAGGGGAGGGGCGCGGTTGCGGCCCTGTAACCGTGCGCATGGTTGACGCGCTCACAAGGCGCATGAGTGTCACTCTCTGGCCCAAGAACAAGGACGCGGGAAGCGTCCAGCTCAACAACGGGGATGCCGAACAGCTTCTCCGACGCGGGGTGCTCCTTCCCGCGGGGATCTTCCACATCGATCGGTTCACCTACCTGCGCGGCGACGAGAAGAGCGTCGACTGCGTGGAGGTGAACGCCCGCGACGCGTACGCCGTGCTGCGCGCGTGGCAGACGTACCGGCACGCGGTCAAGGACGCGCTTTGCCTCGGGCGCGAGTGGGTCGAGCGGCACGACCGGCAGCTCGTCGAGGACAAGGGCGAGGAGCTCGGGACGTTCTTCGCGCGCTGCGGGGGGTTCAGGCTGTCATGACCCCGCCCGACTCCAACCCACGCCTCGAAGGGATCGCCGCGCGCCTCGGCGCGGCCCTCGAACCGTCCGACTCCCCGGAAGACATCGCCGACGCGCTGGCCCTCGTGCTCGCGCGTCGCGTCGTGGCGATGCAGCCGTCGATCGCCGAAGGTGTCGGGTACGCGACCTGCGACATGAACCTCGACGGCGCCCCGATGCGCGTCACCATCGCCCGCAAGACGCCCCCAATGGAGGGACCGTGAACCTGTTCGAATACGCAGACCGCCACCCCGTGTGGATGCTGGTCTATCTGCTCGTCGTCGCGATGGCGCTCATCGTCCCCGCGTTCGCCCGGAGGGTGCGCCTGTGAGCCCCCGCGAGCGCACGCCCGCCGCGCCCGCGGCACCCCCGAAGAAGACGACGGAGGAAGCCGCGAAGGAGGCGGATCTCCGCAAACTCGAACCGTGGGCCAAGCTGTTCGAAGGGACGCCGGGGTGGCGCGACGCGTACCGGAAGCTGTCCCGATGAACACGGCCGAACGTCTCGACCTCGCGCGCCGCATCGTGCGCCTCGCGCGAAGCGCCACCGCGGTCTACGTCGTCGGACGCACCGTGAGTGCGGAGGTCGCGTCGGAAGTCCGGGTCTTCGACGAAGACCGCCACGGCCCGCAGGGCGTGACACTGACCGCGCTCACGCTCGTCGATGCGGTCGTCGGGCGAAAGCGCCTCGACGACCTCTTGCGCGTGCTCGACGCGCTCGAAGCACTCCCTCCGGCGTAGCTCACCCGCGACGCGCGCGCGGCGCCGTGCCGCGTCGCGCCTCGACCACCCGCCCGCCCTCTTCCTGCGCCCCGTCCTCCCCGTCGGTGCTCTCCCCGTCGGACGTGCCGTCGTCGCCTCCCGCGCCCCCGTCCGTGGCGTCCGACGTGGTCGTAGTGCCGTCGCCCGTCCCGTCCCCGCCGAAGCCCCCACCGCCCTCCGCGGGGGCCGTCCCGCCCGCGTTCTCGAACACCGCGGCCATGCCCTTCGGGGCGAGGCCCCGCTTGAGCATCTCGCGCAGCACGAGCACGGGCACGTTCGCCCACTCCTCGGTGCGCGAGAGCTCGCGGCCGAGGACGCCTTCGAGCACCTCGGCGGCCTGGCCGGGGGTGAGCACGCCCGCCTCGATGCCGAGCTTGAGCATGCGCTCGACGATCTCCTCGTTGACCAGGGGGGCGCCCTTGAGCTTGAAGTCCCAGAACTGCGCGTTGAGCTCGGGCTGCACGAGGCGGTTCATCGTCTCGGCGATGGTCTCGCGCGCGGGGGCGAACGCCTGCTCCTCGGCGACGACCTTCTGGGCCTCGGCGGTGGCGCGGTTGTAGCCCGGCGTGCGGCCGGAGAAGATCGGCGGGAGCGAGAACGCGCACAGCACGTCCGTCGCCACCTTGTCCATGTACGTGAGGAACTGCCCGTCGTTCGTCGTCTTGAGGCGCAGGTCGTGGATGTCGATCTTCGGCACGCTCGTGGGCCGGTCGTCGGCGATGCCGCCCTGCATGACGGCTTCGAGCACGAGCACGCGGTGGAAGTTCTGGCGCCCGCGGAGCTGCTGGAAGTGGTCCTTGATGAGCGCGTGCATGCGCGGCGAGAGCGTCGAGCCCTCGACGGTGATCAGGAGCGGCGGGATCGTCTTCTGGTCGAAGTAGTCCGCGTTCACGCCCATCGCCGCGGCGCGGCCGACGAGCGCGTTCGTGACGCCGCGCCAGCGGGGCTTGCCGTAGGGCGAGTCGGGCGCGTAGTTGCAGAAGTTGATCATCTCGTGGGCGAGCTCGGGCGCGTCGTCGGCGAGCGAGGCGTCGACCTTGCCGGTGTCCGCGCGGATCTTCCGGGGGTCGCCGAACTCCTTGAACCACTGCGTGACGCCGTTCACGAACTGGCAGTAGCGGCGGAAGCGGCGCCAGTGCGGGCGCTTCTGCCACCGGCCGTCGGGGTCGAGCACCCAGCGCTGGACGAGGGTCGGCGCGGGGTCGCGTTTGGCCTTGCGCACGGTGAAGGCCGGGACGTGCGTGAGCCCGGCGACCTCGCCCTTCTTGTTGCGCTGCACCTCCTGATAGGCGTCGGCGTAGAGCTCGAAGTCGATCCAGAGGCACTTCCAGTGCTCGGTGAACGCCTCCACCGTGGCGTAGCGCCACCAGCGGTCGAGCCTCGCCTTCTCGCGGTCGGCCGCGTCCTTCTGCGCGGGGTCGAGCTGCGGCTCGCGCAGCACGAACTGGTAGCCGAACCCCGTGACGTTGCGCGCCACGATGTCGATCGCCTCCTGAAGCACGTCCGAGTCGTTGTAGAGCTCGGTGATGCGCTCGTATTTGAAGGGCGGCACGAGCAGCTCGCCGAAGGTCTGGTAGAGGAGCTCGAAGGGGTCGATGGCGTTCGACGGCGGCGCGGCGTCGGTCTCCGCGCGCCCGATCACGACGGACGACACGCGCACGCCGCCCTCTTCCTCGGTGCGGTCCGCGGGGAGAGGGGGCGGCGGGGCCGCGGGCGGGTCCGCGGCCGGAGATTCGAGCGGGAGGTCGGGGAGGGCGGAGCTCACGCGCCTCGCGCGCGCGTCACCCCGCGGGCGGGTCAGCCGTTCGAGCAGAGGAGCGTCGCGCCGAAGCGGCTGATCTGCGCCGTACGGAGCTCGTTGGCGAGCGTGCGCAGCGCGGCGACGAGCGTGAGGAGCTCGTTGATCGCGGTGCGGTTGGTGGCCTGGAGCGTCTGGAGCTCGTTGGCGAGCGTGCGCAGGTCGTTGATGCGCGCCTTGCACTCGTTCACCAGCGTGGCCGTGGCCGCGTTGGTCGCCGAGCCGTCGGTCGCGAGGTCGGCCGTGGCGATGGCCGCGACGGGCGTCGTGACGGCCTGCGCGTCGACGGCCGTGGCCGTGACCGCGGCGACCGCGGCGGCGGACACCGTGGCGCCCTGGATGGTGCGGAGGTCGGTGTTGAGGTCGCGCAGCACCTTCGCGAGGCTGTTGTCGTTCTGGGGGTGGTTGGCCTCCCCGTGGGCGTTGAAATCGGTCGTGACGCTCGTCGCCATGGTGTGAAATCTCCTCGGCCCTCGCCCGCGCGTCACCCGCGCAGGGGGTGAGGTCAGCCGGGGCCCGTGAAGCCGAGCGCGCGCATTTCGGCGCGGTAGTAGGCCCACTCCCAGGCCCGCCGCCCGTGCGCCACGCCGCGATGGCCGCCGAGCGACGCCACGCGCACGTCGCGGTTGCGATCGAGTCGGCCGCCGAGCGTCATCGCGTAGGCGGGATGGAGCGGGAGGTCATGGCGCGTGTGGTACGCGAACACGTCCCGGGCCGACCAGCCGAGGATCGGGCGGCAGACGCGTGCGGTCGCGACGCCGTGGACCTGCGCCGACACCGCGCGCTTGGAAGACTCGTCCGCGCGCACGCCCGAGACGTAGCGGTCGCCGAAGCGCGCCGCGGCCTCGTCGAAGCCCGTTTGCGAGGTCAGGCGCCCCGCGCGCGTGTCCGCCGCCGTGACCTCGATCTCGTGATAGTCGAGCGCGTCCCCGAAGCGCGCGAGCCAGGCGTCGCGCACCGCGGGGCAGTCGGGGTTCTCGCGGCCCTGCACGCGCACCCACACCACCGGCAGGCGGAGCCCCGTGCGTCGGTAGAGCTCGACCGCGCGGTGCAGGCACACGCCGGAGTCCTTGCCCCAGGAGACGCCCTGGTAGCCCGTCACGCTCGCGCGCAGGAACGCGATCAGCGCGGCGTCGGCCCGCGCGACGAGCCGGTCGAGCTCTGGACGGAGGGTCCACCAGAGGTTCCGCGCCTCGGCGCGTTTCCACGCATCGAGGTCGCCCGGCCAGAATCGCGGGGAGTGGATCAGAGGCACGCGGCGCTCGGGGGCACGGGCACGGCGCAGAGGGTCCGCCCCTCGGGGCGCCAGTAGGGCGCGTGGATGGACGCCGTGCGCACGGCGTAGCGCCCCGACGCACCGAAGAGGATCGCCGCCTCGTGCTCGTCCGCGACCGGGATCGAACGCATCGGCGCGCCCTCGCCGCTCACGAGCGGGGTCGCGGTCGGGTCGGGGGTGATCGCCCACCCGAGCACGTCCCCGAGGCCGCCGCCGCGGCAGCGCCCGAGGTGGGTCACATGCGGTGTCCCCGGCGGCTCGCCCTCGGCCGTGAGGAGTCGGCGGAGGCGATCGGGGTCGCCCTCGACGGCGAAGTCCACGTGCGTCGCGAGGAGGCACGGGACGGGCGTCTGGAGGGACTTGTAGGCCCCGCCGTTGGTCATCACCTGGGGGACGCCGTAGCTCTCGGCACGGGCGCGCTTGCGCCAGTTCCGCGTCACGGCGCGCGTGTCCGCGGGGAAGATCGGCCAGGAGACGTGGGCGATGCGCCAGCCGTCCTCCGAGTACGCGACCGGGAGCTCGATCTTCCGCAGCCGCTCGACGCGCCCCCGCGTGTGCCACGGGAGGTCGTCGGGGGACCGGCCCGCCACGCGCGCGGCGACCACCCACGAGAGCGCCCCGTCGAGCGTCAGGGGCTCCTCCGCGCTCGTCGCGACGGGCGACGCGAGGTACGCGCGCACGCGGAGGCGCACCTTCGTCTGCGCGCCCCACGCGGCGGCGCAGGCGTCGTAGAACGCGCGCCAGTCGAACTCAGCCATCGGACCCACCGGTCGCGAGCTCCTTCGTCGGCCCCTGCGCGCGACCCTTGGCCTTGCCCTTGGCGGGCTTCTTTTCGCCGTCGCCGCTCGGCGCGGGGGGCGCGTGCGGGTCGGGCTCGCCGAGCGCCCAGGCGCGGGCCTCGTCCCGGTGCTCGCGCAGCCAGGTGCGGTAGAGCTCGGGCGAGGGCAGGCCCGTCGCGCCGTCGCCGTTCGTGTAGGGGTCGAACGCGATCGACCCGTAGCCCCGCGCGCTTCCGGCGCCCACGTAGCTGTCCTCGGCGAACGAGGCGAGCAGGTCCGCGAGGCACGCGAGCGTGATCTCGCTCACACCGTCGAGCTTGAACGTCGTGAGCGAGTGGACCCACTGCGCGCCCGCCACGACGAGCTCGGTGTTCACGAGCATCTGCGAGCCGTCGGCGTCGGGGATCTCCTTGTGCGCGTGGCGCGTGAGGAGTCGGAGCGTCGTGAGTTCGGCCGCCTCGGGCAGAGTGTTCGCGAGCGTCGTGAGGTCGACGTTCGGCGCGACGAGTTGGTGCACGAGCCACGCGTTCTCGCGGCAGACGAGCACGGCGTCGTTCACGCGCGCGCACCCGGCCATGATCTGCGCGTCGACGCACCCGGCGAAGAGGTCCCACGGGGGGCAGGCCGCGCGGGCGCGGCGGCGCGCGGCGACGTTCACCGCGGCGGTGTCGGCCCCCTGGTCGAGCGAGCCGCCCGCGAGCATGGCGTGGGCGCGCGTCTTGGCCGGGAGGTCGAACGCCGTGAGCCCGATCCCCTGGAGGTAGCGCCCGAAGATGAGGTCGCGCCAGAGGCCGCGCACGGCGTTGCCCGACACGAACGGGACGAGCACGTGCTCGCCCGTCGCGGGGTTCACGCGGCGCTCGCGCCGGAAGAGCGACACGTTGCCACTCTTCAGGTCGGCCCCGTGCGCCATCGGCGAGGTCGACGTCCAGACCGTGCGCAGGCGACGGGTCGGGATGCACCGCTTCGGGAAGGCCACGCCGACGAAGGGTCGGTCCTCCCACGAGAAGGCGTCGAAGAGCTGCGTTTCGAGCTCCGGTGCGAGCGGGGGCTCGGTGGCGAAGGACGCGAAGAGGGGCGCGTTCTCGTGCAGCACGAGACGGAGGTGCCGGTGGTCGATCTGCGCGACCGCGGCCTCCCAGCGCACCCGCCCCTCGGGGAGCCACGCCGCCGCCGCGTAGCCGCTCGCGTGCCCCCGCGTCGGGGTCGCGTCGAAGCGCTCGCAGAGGGCGCGGTACCACCCGAGCGGCGAGCGTTCGGCGAGCGCGTGCGGCAGGAGGCAGTCGCCGAGCTCGCGCGCGAGCCCGCGGTAGCGGTTCTCGCCGATGCGCTTGCGGTCGACGCGGCGCACGAGGTCGCGCAGGAGGTAGGCCGCGAGGCGCGCGGCGTCCCGCGGCGTGCGCTTCAGCGCCACAGCGGGAGCTGCGTCGAGCTCTCCGTCGAGGGCCGGGGCGGTGCCTTCGGCGGGGGCGGCGGGTTCGTCGAGGAGTTCGTCTTCGCGGGGGTCGAGGGACATGCAGCACCTTCTTTCGGGGTCGAGGAGTCCGCGGCGCGCGGCGCACGCGGGGGGAGGTCGGGCATCGGGAAGAGCTCGATCAGGAACGGCCACCAGTGCGCGTCCGCCACCGTCGCGAGGCGCGCGGTGAGCCGCTTCCAGTCGGCGATCACGGGGAGGGGGCACCGGGGCGGCGGGCGCATTTCGCGCAGCGCCATGCGCGCGTCCTGGGCGCCGACGCCCGCGGCACGCAGCGGCCCGAAGAGGGCGGCGACGTCGGCCCGCAGCGCCTGCCAGAGCGCCACGTCCACCGCCACGGGCTCGGCGTCGTCGACCTGGAGCGTGTAGTGCGTGCGCGCGGTCGAGCGGGCCGCGAAGATCGCGACGTGCTTGGCCTGGAGGCGCGAGAGCGCGTCGGCCGGGGCCTTGCCCTGCCACGCGCAACGGTGGACGTGGTTCTCGCCGCCGTGGTCGATGCCGTAGAGCGGCACGCCCACCGCGAACGGCGGCTCGGGCAGGTCGAGCAGCACGTCGAGCACGTCGGGCCGGGGTCGTTGCGCGCGCGCGGTAGGCGCCTCCGCAGGCGCGGGTTCTTCCGGGGGCGGGCGCGTGCGGAAGAACCAGACCCCCGTCGGCGGAGCGAAGACCGGGTGCAGGGGCGCGAGGCCCTTGCGGTCGGCCCACGCGGCGAGGTGCGCGGGCGGGGCGGCGACCCACGCGGCACAGCGGAGCGCGAGCGTCTTCACGGCCCAGGTGCAGCCCGCGCAGAGGCGCTGCCCGCCAAAGGGGAACATGCGGCCGAGGTTGCGCGGCGAGCGGAAGTTCTCGCTGAACGCGTCCGCCAGATCGAACGGGGCGTCGGGGTCGCCACAGGTCGCGCACGGAGTGGCGGGGTCCTTGCCGTGCGCGACGACGGGCGTGCCGTCGTACTCCACGGGCGGGGGCCGTCCGCACCACTCCCAGACGGCGCGCGCGCCGCGCTCGGAGGGCGCGGTCACGGTCCCCTCCCGCACCACGCCGCGAGCCACGCGACGCCGAGGTAGGCCACGACGAGCCGCAGGGTCTCGCCGCGGGTCGTCCCGTGCCAGGTGCCGAGAATGGCGACGAACAGAAGAATGGCCAGGAGCACGAGCGCGGCGACGAGGCGCGCGGTCGTTCGTGGGGCGAGGGACTTCATCCGAGGGACTCCTTGAGACGCGGGCTGCGCAGGGCGGAGAACGGGAGCGCGGAAACGGAGCGGGGGGCGACCTCGACCTCGCCGGTTGCGGGGACCACGGACACGCGCACGCGGCCGAAGCCGAACGCCGTGGAGCCCCCGAGGCCGACGCGCTCGGCGCACTGGAGGAGCCACGCCGCGACGGCGTTGCACTCGACGGTGAGCGTGCCCTCGATCGCGAGGAGCACGCCGCGCTCGGCCGTGCCGCGATGCACGTGCCCGCCGACGTTCACCCGGACGGGCTCCGTGGCGTGGGCGATGGCGCCGAAGGCGAGGTCCGAGGCGCACGCCGTCACGCCCACGGCGTCGGCGACGCGCCGCAGCCCGCCGACGAACGTGCCCACCTGGGGCGTGCGCACGCTCGTGCGGTGGCGGCAGGTCGTGAAGCAGAGCGGCGTGAGCGTCTCGATCGTGACCCGGTAGCGCCCCGCGGGGAGGGCCACGGGCGCGCGCACGCGCCACACGAGCGGCCCGAACGCGAGCGTCCGGTGCAGCGTCTCCGGGCCCTTGCGCCGTCGTCGGGTCGGGCAGGCGCCGTCGGGGAGCGTCATCGGGTGCGCCGTGTCGCGCAGCCGCTCGGCGCGCGCGCGCACGAAGAAGAGCGGCTGCCACCCGACCCCGCCCTCGACCGGGACGAGCGCGAAGTGCGCGACGCCGCCGGGCGCGTGGTCCTCGCGCAATGCGTGACTGAGCGCGCCGTGCAGGAGGCGCGTGGACGCGAGCGTGAGCGCCGGGTGCGGGCGCGGCCGGATGTCGAGCGCCAGCGTGTACCCCACGCAGTCCGCGGTGGGCGACGGGAGCGCCCACGGGTCGCGGGCGTCGTGCGGCGGAGCCTCGGGCGCGGGTCGCGGCGTCTTGCGGCCGACGGGCGGCAGGCCGAGGAGCGCGCGGCCCTCGTCGGGCGTGAGCGTCGTCTGCCCCTTGAGCGTGCGTACCGCCGCGTCCATCGCGGGCGTGAGCTGCCCCGTCGTGAGCAGCCAGCGGCGCACGGCGCGGTAGGCCCGCCCATCGCGCAGGTACGAACGCGCGCTGCGCCGCTTGTTGCCCGCCTTGCGCGCAGGCGTCTGTGTGCGGAACACCTCCCGGCACGGGTCCGAGCAATGCTTGTGGCGCTTCGAGGTCGGAATGAAACCCTTCCGGCAGGAAGGGTTGTCGCACCGGCAGAGCGTCTCCACCACGTCGCCGGTCTCGGTCACAAACGTGACGGGCTCGGGCGGGGCGTCGGTCGTGGGCTGGTCGAGCACGCCCCTCCGTGGCGCGTCAACCGTGAGCCGTCGAAGCGCCGCGCGTGTGTCGCGGCGTTACCTCTCGGCGTCGGCCTGAAGCCGGGTCTCGTCCTCGACCCGGCACCGCGCCTCGTAGGCGACCGCACGCGCGTCGTCGCGAAGCGCGGTCGTGAAGGCATGGAGCGTGTGCCCGGCCTCTGAATCCTTCTCGCGCACGAGGGTGATGCCGCTGTGGTCAACGGGCGCGTAGATCCGTTCCGCGTCCTCGGGGAACCGGTCGGGTGCCCAGAAGCACACACGCACGGGGTCGACGTCCGCAGGCGGGTACGTGTAGACCGTCGTCGGGCCGACGCCCCACGGCCGATCGCGGTGATCTTCGACCGCCGCGCAGCCGCCACCGTCGTGCGCGTGCGCGAGCGCATCGAGCGCCTCACGTGAGCGGGCCTGGGCGAGGAGTGCGTCGTCGAGCAGTGCAGGGGTGATCATCAGGGTTGTGTCCTTTCGTCAATAGCGCGGCACGCGACGCCCGAGCAGCGGGTTCCACCGGGGCGGCGGAGTCGGCACGGTCTCGAAGCACCGCGCGGTGTGGAGGATGTCCTCGGCCTTGCGCGCCCACTGGCCGCAGCCGAGGCACCGGAAGCCGTCGTGGACGCCGTTGCCGTCCGTCGCGCGCCCGCTCCACGGCTCGGCGAGCGTGGTGCAGCCCGCGGGACCGGGGCACCGCTCCCCCCGGCGCGCGTAGAGGCATGCGTGCCCCCGGTCGGGCACGATGGTAGCGAGGAGCTTCGGCGGTGGGAGCGGGCGGCTCACGGCGTCGCGGGGGCCGCGGGGGCCGCGGCGACGCGATCGGGGAACGCCACGTCGGCCGGGAGCGGTCGGAAGAGGCAGAGGCCGGTGCCGTCGTGGCCGTGGTACGCCTCGCGCAGGAGGCGCATCGCGAGCATCGCGGCGACCTCCGGGTCCGGGCAGCCCTGCCGCGCGAGCGTGTGGGAGCTCGGCCCGGTGAGCCCGCCCTCGCCCGGGGCGCGCACGCGGCCGGGGAAGTCCGGGTCGTCGTCGGCCACGACGCCGAAGCGGAGCCGGGCGCGGACCTCGCCCCCGTGGCCCGGGTGGGTCGCGGCCACGAGTTCGACCACGCGGCCGGGCGTCTGGCGGGCCTCGGCGAGCGCCGCGGCGACGCCGCTCTCCCCGTTCCAGCCGTGGGCGAAGGTCACGCGGGTGCCGTCGGCGAGCACGGCGCCGAAGCGCGAAACGGTCTCATCGTGCAGGGGCACGGGGTTCATCACACCACCGCCTTCCGGGTGCGCTTCGCGCGCTTCGTCCACGTGGCCGCGAAGTGGCCCGGCGGCACGGTGTTCGGCGCGGGCGTCGGGCGCGGCTCGAACAGAGCGAACTCCGTCGTACGGGCCTTGTGGTCGTAGTAGGCCATCCAGTGCGCGCACTCGACCGCCTCCTGCTCGCTCACCTTGCGGCCCTCATCCCACCAGTGCTTGTTCGTCACGAGGTGCGTCCCTCCGCAGAGGGGGCAGGCGATCTCGCGGTCCGCGACGGTCTCGAAAACGGGGGTGAACATGATCCTCGGTCCTCGTTGCAGCGCGCCGTGCGCCGCGTCCGGGGGCGCTCCGTGCGCCCACTCCACAACCGTAGTTCTCAAAAGATAGTTAGTCAATATCTTTTGTGAGTTTTCTTCGGTTTTTCGATTCGTGTGCGGCTCAACCCGGCTTTTCGGGACACCCCACCGAAGGATCGGAGCGTCACGCGGCCTGCGTGGCGGCGCGGAGGCACCAGTCGCACTCGTCCTGACCCGAGCGCAGGGCGGCGAGCGCGTGGCAGAGCGCGCACGGGCGCACCTCGGTGACGAGGCCCATGCGGCGGCGGCGGAGCTCGGCCTGGATGAAGCGCCGGAGCCAGGTCACGCCGATCCACTCGCACATCACGGTGTCGTCGTGGCTCTCCTTGCCGAGGCGCGTGTGCTCGGTGACGTACACGTCCACGAGGGGCCGCGGGTCGAGCTGGTCGGCGGGCAGGTCGAGCGCGCCCCCGTACGGCAGGATCACCTTGCCGTTCTCGTAGTCCGTGCTCATCGCCGGGACGCCCTCGTAGAGGTCGTGCTTGCGCCGGTCGGTCGTGTGCCCGAAGAGGGGCAGGCTCGACGACGCGCGCAGGCCCATCTCGATCAGCCGCCCGAAGTTGTTGTTCTCGACGATCACCGCGACGCGCTGCGGGAAGAGCGCGGCCTCCGCGCGCACGAGGGCCTGGATCTGCCCCTGCGAGAGCCCGCGCCGCCGCACCATGCGCAAGAGGTAGCGCTCCCCGACCTCCCAATCGTAGCCCCA